CTAGGCGATCAGACCGGCGGCCTTGGCTTTAGCGGTCAGTTCCGGCCCCATGCGCTCCTCACGCAGTTCATTGAGCTTCTGGCAGCAATGATCCAGAAGCCGTCCCGCCTCCCCCGGTAGACCTTCCTGCAACCGGAGGCGCGCGAGGCCGATGTATGTCTCGGTCACTTCATGGTGGCGGTTGAGGTATTCGAGTTCGGTCATGTCCTGTGTCCTTGCTTTGGTATCGGGCTAGGCGGCGTGGAGATTAATTCCGGCCGTGAGTGGCTACTTAACATCTCCCCATCAGATAGGGGTTCAAAGCGGCGGGTAGGCTGCCGCCATTGGTTTGCGCTTCAACGGCTCCCCTACGGAAGTCCTCAGCGCGGGCTGTGTTCCAGCCATCAAGATATTGCGGGCAGCATTAGTGTCGGCGTTTGCCGTGTGCCCGCAATGTCCGCATTTGAAAGTCGCTTGGCTCTCGCGACTTGCTTTATCTATAGTTCCGCAGCATGAGCACGCCTGAGACGTGAATGCCGGGTTCACCTTGCGCAGTTCGCCGCCACGTTCTGCCAGTTTGTAGGCGAGAAACTCTTCGAACTGATACCAAGCATTGTTCAGGATGGCCCTGTTCAGTCCCGCCTTCTGCCGCACGTTTCGACCCGGTGCATCCGCTGTCCCGGCCGCGCTCGCGGTCATGTTGCGAGCCTTCAGCGCCTCCAGCACGACAACGCCATGAGTGCGCGCAATCTCCGCGGTGCGCTCGTGGTTCCAGTGAAGGCGGACGCGCGCCATCTTCGCCTTGGTGCTCGCCAGCAACTTCTTCGCCGTGTTCCGGCGGCTCGACCCTCGCTTGCACTTCGCCAGTTTTCGAGCCTGCTTGCGCGCCCGCCGGTCCAGCACGTTCAGCCGTTCGCGCGGCATGTCCATGAACCGTCCGTCTGACAGGGCGACGGTGTGGACCACGCCCCTGTCAATGCCGACCGCGGGGCCAAAGTTAGGAGCCGCGGCGCGTTCAACCTCGGTCGAGAAAACGACGTGCCAGCCCAACGCATCGAGCGTCACGGTCACATTCTTGATCGCCCCAGGAATGTCGCGGGTCAGGCGGAACTTCACATCGCCGATCTTCGGCAGTTTCACGACAGCCCATTTGGCGTTCAGTTTGCGCCACGGGCATTCCCGCCCCTTGAAACGGAAAGCATCGTTCAAGCCACGCTTGCGAGGCGTCGGATAGCCAGATCGCCCGGCGAAGAAGTTGGAGTACGCCTTGTCCAAGTCGCGCAGGGCTTGCTCTTGGCACGTTACGGATACAGCGGCGATCCAGTCGAACTCCGCACGTAGCTTCGTCAATTCCCGGCATTGAGAGGCATAGGAGATGCTGTATCCGGTGTTGGCCTTGGCCTGCCACCACCAGTCGCGGCGCTGCTCCAACGCGAGATTGTAAACGAGGCGGCAAACCCCAGCGAACTGACCGAACACCGCTGCCTGTTCGTCAGTCGCGTAGAGCCGAAATTTGTAACCCCTGTGCAGCATCGTCGCCGCCTCCCTCGTTTGCGCTTGCATGATGTCAGTTTTGCGCTACACTAGCAAGCATGAAAACGACATTTTGAGGCGCAGATACGATGGAGATTGCCAACGAGCATCAACCGGGCCAAACAGCCCAGATGCTTACCGGAACGCAGATCAAGCGATGCCGGCAGCTCTGCGATATGTCGCAGCAAGAGCTTGCCGATGCCATTGGGGTCCACCGCACGACGATTGCTCGTGCGGAGGCCGTAAAGGATGCCATCCCCGACGACTTCACGTCCGGGAACATGTGGCGCACGGTTCAGGTGTTTGAGGCGCGCGGCGTGCGTCTCCCCGCCCTGCTGTCCATCGGAATGGGCATCGACATTGTGCCGCCTGAAGGTCAGCCGCAGGCATCTGGAACGGCGAGAGCAAAGCCAAAGCGGGCGCGGGACGCTACGCAGCCCACCGGACAGCACAAGGGGGATGAGTGATGGCACGCAATGAACAGAAGCCCGATGAACAAGTCCGTCCCGCCCCCGGCGGCGGTGATGAGCGCATTTTCACCCATCCGGCATACGGTCAAATCCGGGCCAGCCGTGTCAGCGGACACGCGAACCTGTATGACTCCGACTTCAACCACCAGCACTATATCACAATCACCATTGCCCGCAGCCAACTTCACCGCAGCCTGAGCCGTGATTGGCACTTCGGCCGCGATGAACTGATTGAGGTGTCTCTGTCGGAAGCGCAGTGGGCATCGTTCGTCAGCAGCATGAACGTCGGCAGCGGCGTTCCCTGCACGATCACCCGCCATGACGGCAAGATGATACCCCGCCTGCCGTCTCCCGAGAACCCGGCGCACAAGTTCAAGGCCGAGATCGGTAAGGCGATGCAGGATGTCCAAGGCGCCCTGTCCAAGCTGGCGAGCGACCTTGATGGCCCGCTGTCGAAAACGAAGGTTGCCGAACTCCGCAGGCAAATCGACATGCTCAGCGGCCGCTTGACCGGCCAAACCGGCTTTGTCGCCGACCAGTTTGACGAGCATGTGGAACAGACCGTCGAGCGGGCCAAGACCGAGATCAACGCCTATGCCACCGCCCTGGTGGTGCGCACCGGCATTGAAGCGTTGCAGGGTCAGAGCGGTCCTGTCCTTGAGTATCTTCCCGCCGCCAATACGGAGGAGATCAGCAATGGCTAAGCTGACCGTAGGACAGATGCTGTGGTACGTGCCGAACGCATTCCCGCACGTCGCTCCGGGCTACATCACGGTCCAGAGCGTCGGGCGGAAATGGGCGACCGTCTCCGGTGTCGATATCAAAGACTGGCGTCTGGACATCGGCAGCCTGCGATTTGATGCGCCGTTTCGGAACCCTGGATGGGTCTACGAAACTCGCGAGCAATGGGAAGTGGGTGATGGCTTGCGCCTGTACTGGTCAACGATCCGCGTTGCAATGAGGGGCGATCCCAAGGAAGGCGTTTCCATCGACGCCATCTACCAAGCCGCCTCCCTTCTTGGGATAGAGCTGCCGGCACGATCCGATACGGGAGAGACGAAATGACCGGCCTGACCATCGAAGAACTGGCCCAGCGCCTTGACGTTCATGTGGACATCGCGCGACGCGCTGCTGAGAACCTGTTGGCGAAGGGGCTGATTGAGGAAGTGCCGCAGTCCGCCGCCCTCTCTCCCACGGAGGCAGATAAGCCATGACCGACGCTGAATACTGGAAGCGCTGCGCCCTCTGGCTGGCGAGCGTGCATGGCGCCAATGCCGAGCACGCCGCATCGGTGAAGGCAACCAGCAAGTACGAGCGGAAGCGGCAGCGTGAGATTGCCACCAAGGCAGCCGACATGATCCGTGGACACTGGCCGCACGACGCCCGGCCCTGCGCCAACGATGAGTGGGTGATTGACCGGCTGGAAAGGGCAAAGGCCGCGCTGGTTCCGGTCTCCGCCTCTCCTCCCCCCCCCCGGGATCGGAAGAAGGAGTGAAACCATGAGCGCCGAAGTCACCCCTTGCACCACCCCCGGCGATCCCGAAGAACTGCGGGCCATCGTCCTGCCGCGCCGTCTGGCTGACTTCCTGTTCGGCTTCGTCAACAGCCATAGGGCGGGCGACCTAACCGGCAAGGATGTGGACGCCTACGTTGAGTTGATAGGCGTGCTGGCGAACAACGAGCGAAGCGCCGCCGATCTGATACCGCAGGACAGGCGGCACATGGTCCATGAGGTGGGCGTGTGGACTGAGCAACAGCCCTAGGCGCCCTTCCCTCTCTGCGGTCGCCAAAAACACGCGGATTGCCGTCCTATCTGGAAAAATCTTTCGGCAGAACGGCGACGTTTGTTCCTGAAACGTCACGTGAACGTTGCAAAGCCGGTTGCGCTCGGGCAAAATAATAGGGCCGGAAGCGTTGGAAGCGCCGCCGGCCCTGGATCGGTGATTGAGCCACCGATGGATCGTATCCGCTGATAGGTGTATCCTAGCACCCTGTCGCGGTCAACTCTCCATCAGAGCTACCATCCCTTTTCTGGCAGTTTCCTTCCACGCTGTGAGAGGGCGGTGAACGGCTGGCGATCACAGCGCGCGGGCTACCAGTGGGATTTCCCGGCGAAGCCAAAACGGTTGGGTTGCTCGAAAGAGTGGCGTGAGCCGTAGGACCGGGGGCGGGGTCGCAGCGCAAGCTGTCCTGTCACAGTCACGCGAATGGGCCGGGATGACATCCGGTCCTGACTGGGAGCGGCGGGCCGGGACCCATACGGGCACGTGTCAAGATCGCTTTCTAGTCCGCCCACAAACCTGCTTCCGGCGGGGATTGTGGAGTTGCGACTAGAAACAACAGACCTTCCCACCGAGCACTAGACACTCACCAGCCCAGCGAAGCTAGGGCCGACACTTAACAAGGATATAGGGGCTATTCGGATTTTCATGTGGAAATCTCCTAACGAATGAGGTATCTAAAATCGGAATATCGTGTGGAGGATAGCCGTGACGACGAAAGCCGAGAGACAGGCTCACAACGCATCCGGACTGCGGGCTTCTGACTTCCCCTGTCCGCCGATCCCGCTGATGCACCCGAACGCAGAGTGGTGCGAGGCGTACGCCAAGTGGCACGACGCCTTTCACCGAGCGGCCCGGCGTGGCCCTGGCGGCTGGAAGCCCATCGACACCGCCCCCAAGGGCGAACTGGTGCTCGTTCGCAACGACGCCGGTCGCTGTGATGTCTGCTACCAGACCAACAACGGTGAGCCGTTCTTGGAGACGTGGCGGTATCAGGACGGAACGCAGGCAGGGTGGCCGACGCTCTGGATGCCCCTGCCTCTGCCGCCGCAGTGACGGTGGCCGATGACCAACTTCCTGTATCTCCCCGGCTGGGAGGTGACCGACGTGCAGGACCGTGCCAGCGAGTACCGGGCGACTGCGGCCTACACGCCGGAGCCTGACGTCTGTCCGAAATGCGGCACGCTGGGCGAACTGTACCGCCACGGCGTGAAGGTGACGGACTACCGGGATGCCCCCGTGCACGGCAAGCAGGTGCTTATCGAGGTTCGGCGGCGGCGTTACCGCTGCCGGGCCTGCGGCGGCACCTTCCTCCAGGGCTTGCCGGACATGGATGACACGCACCGCATGACGGCCCGCTGTGCCGAGTACGTCCGCCAGCAATCGCTGCTCAAGCCGTTCACCCACGTCGCCAACGACCTGGGCATCAACGAGAAGACGGTGCGGCTGATCGCCCGCGAGCACATCGCGGCCATGAATGCCGCCCATCGACCGTACGCCCCTCGCGTGCTGGGCATCGACGAACTGACCTTGCTCGGCAAGAGGCGGGGCATCTTCGTGGACATCGAAGGCAAGCGACCGCTCGACTTGCTGGAGGACCACAGCCGCCCGGTGGTGACACAGTGGCTGCACAGGTTGCCGCACCGTCACCGCGTCCAGGTCGTGTCCATCGACATGTGGCGGCCATACCGGGATGCCGCCGCCGATGTGCTGCCCCAAGCCGTAGTCGTCATCGACAAGTTCCACGTGATCCGCATGGCGAACGACGCCATGGAGACGGTTCGCAAGAGCCTCCAGCGGAGCATGCAGGACAAGTCTCGCCGAGCATCGAAGAGGAACCGCTACCTGCTGCTGCGGCGACCGCCGAAACTGCGTCCTGACCAAGCCTTCGCCTTGGACGGCTGGCTCAAGAACGCCCCCGACCTCGCCGACGCCTACGAGGCCAAGGAGAACTTCTTCGGCATCTACGACGCAACCACGCGGGAGGACGCGGAGGCGGCGTACGCGATGTGGCTGGAGACGCTGACGCCGGGCCTGAAGGTGGCCTTCAAGCCGTTGATCACGTCGATGACGAATTGGCGGAAGGAGATCTTCGCCTACTTCGATCACCGGGTGACCAACGCCTACACGGAGGCCGTGAACGGCATCGTGAAGATCGCCAACCGCACGGGTCGCGGGTACAGTTTCGACGTGATCCGGGCTCGGCTGCTGTTCGGCACCAGGAAGCCGGTTGACCTGCTGTCGCAGTGCCCGGTGTGCAGCCGCCTGCACGACCCCGGAGACCACATCATGCCGGAGGGGATGCTCTTCATCCTGGACGGAATGGATGAAGATCCGCCCGCCCCGAACCTGATGGTGATCTGTTCGGAGTGCAACCGTTTCCACACGGACCGCTGGTTCAGGTCGGATCATGTTTCAACACCTAAATCCGAATAGCCGATATAGGAGGGGACCATGGCCGACGAAGAACAAGAGATCATCGACACATTTTATTGGAAGACGGGACCATGCTGCGCCGGATGCGACTGGTGGCAACGCCTCAACAGCTACGCGGGCAACTGCACTCGGTCGGCTCCAGTATCAGCGCGGGAGCGGACGACAATGCTTGAGATGTTCAGCGTGTCGTCAGAGATGGACGGAGTATCTGGCCACATCATGACGGCCAGAGGGCATGTATGCGGCGAGTTCAAAGACGAGTTTGATTGGTCGTCGCTGCCGCTGCCATATCAGAAAAGGGTCGGAGCACTGGCTAAGCGTTGATTTGTGGCGTAGGAAATGGCAAAATCGGCCAAATAGTGAGGGCGAATGAGCGATACAAGCCACCTAATCACGGCCAGAGAGCTTGCCGAAATGCTGGCGCCTTATGGCGACCTTCCGGTTAAGCTGCGCTGCGAGCCGGAGGCCGGTGACGGCGACTTCTTCGGCATCACGCTTATTGAGCGGAAGGCCGTGGACGTGTGCGTCAAGAACGGGCAGGACACAGACTTCGGCGACATCAGCCTTTGCCGCCTGACCGTCCGCGTGGTAGACAATGCGTGAAATTGCAAGCGAAGCCCCATGGCGCGCTGCACGTGGCCGGAGCGCAGTCCGGAAGAGGTCTAGTGGTTGCAAACACTCTGACCGCAGCCGGAGGATACCCGGCACCGGATACCCACCCTCGGCGTGCCGGGGGCTCACTGGCGACAGACGGTCTGACCGCATCGCCAGTTGCTTATTCGCCCCACGCATGGGGCAGCAGACCCCACCCTCCGCTTATGCGGCCCGGTGGCGGCGTGCTTACCGCTGTACGGCACGGGAGGTGTCCGCTCAGTAAGCCGCAGGCAGTGCGAAAGTCTGCCAGAGCCGCAGCGGTCGCGAACGCTGACGGCCTGCCCGGTGGAAAGCCGGCACCCCCTACGGAGCACAGATGGAAGGCATCATCAGCATCAAGTGCGGCGGGCGCATCATCTGCATTGGCTCGCTCTCGCGGCAGACAATCGTCGATGCTGGCGCGGAACACATGGGGCCTGAGGGGTATTTCATCTTCACCCACGACAAAGGCGGCATCGATGTCTTGGCGAAGGCTGCGTCTATCGAGGCTGCGTTTCGCCTTGCTGATATCATGGCCGGAAGCTAGAATAGTCGGCGTGCAAGTGCTCGTTTTTGCGGTTACTTCCTAAAGTGGATATTCCCGGTTTCGGAGGTAGGATGCCGGAACCGGGAACCCATTCACGGCACCGCCCATGCTCTCCACGCATCAAGCCTCTGCCGCAGCAGATCGACGTAGGACACCAAGGCATCACGCCCTGCCGGATCAAGACATGCCACTGAGGATGACGCCGGAGCCGTGAAAATCGCGCCGGGCGGTTGGATAGGCGCCACCAGCTCCGCCGGGGGAACGGCGCGTTGATAGACCGGAACCTCTACCCTCACCGGATCGGAGGCGCAGGCAGACAGCAGCAGGACGGCGCCAATGGTCAGTTTGACGTGAGCCATGAATTGAGCCTTTCAACTGTCGCCGTATCCGGCTTGGCACGCGGGCGCAGGGCCACTCTGGCGCGGGCGTCTGCTGCGGTCTGAGCGGACAGGGCATCGGCCTTCATGCGCTCCACAGCGGCGTTCTGCGCCTCGATGTCGGCTTGCAGCTTGCCGATCTGCGCATCACGCTCCGCCACTTCGGCCTTGAGCGATGAGCGGTCCAGCAGCAGGCCGCCGATGACCAGCCCAAGGATTGCGGCCACCACTCCGGCCATGCCAAAGCGGGAGCCGATGAGGCTGGTGAGTACGGCGCCCATGTCTACTGTCCCGCGCTAGACTTCGCTAGACTTCTGTCCGGCACAGCGGCAATCACGCCGGTCAGCACGTAGCCAGCCACCTCAAGCCACAGGGACACGTCTTCCGGTGTGTAGTGCCCCAGGATGCGGGACAGGACGGCCCCAACGGCAAGGCGGGTGGAAGGCTCAGAGAAGCGTTCTGCGGCATAGGTGGCGGCAGCACGCCAGTCGATGTCGGGCATGGTCGGTAGCCCCTCCTAGGGCATTTTGAGCGGAAGTCAGGTAAAAGCGGGTAAAGTCGGTCAAAGGCCCATAGCGGCAGCCGTGCGCGGCCCAACCACGCCGTCAGCCTGTAGCGAGTGCGCCGTCTGCCACCGGCTCACCGCCGCCTTGGTCAGCGGGCCGTAATGCCCATCAGGCACCACACCGACGATGGACTGGATGCGCTTGATGCGGTCGCCATCGGGGCCGGCGGGTGCGGTGACGGCTTGCGGCTGCGGATCGGGCACGGCAGGCGCAACGTCGGTCCAGTCGCGGCCTTGGAACAGAGCGGCCTCTGCCGACCGGCGGGAGACCAGCCCGGCCAGATCGACCGCCTTGCCGTTCACCGTCGCCTTCGTCCATCGCCCGAACTGCCCCGCCGCCCCTGCCATGTCACCAGAGTTCAGGAGGCGAAGAAGCGTGGAGGACGCGAGCGCGCCGCCGCCAAGGTTGAAGGTGAATGACGACAGCGCGCCACGCTCATCGTCGTTCAGCGGCACCTTGACGTAGCGGTCCACGTCATCCGCTGCTTCCGCCAGATCGGCCGCAAGGCGCGCCTCCGCTTGCTCGCGCGTCCAGACCGTCGTCGGGGTCACGCCGTCGCCAGTGGCGCCCCAACCGCATGTCCAGACCCCGGCGGGGCATTTGTAGGCTCTCAGGTAAAGGCCCTCGAAATGCTTCACCATCTCAACGGCGGCAGAGCATACGGGCTTGGTCATGTCAGGCTCCGGGCATGAGAAAGGCCGCTCTCTGGCGGCCTGTGGGTCTGGATTGTTGTCGCGGGCTACTCTGGCTTGTCGGGCCATACTCCCGTCTCGGGGTAATCTCGGAGGCCCTGGAGGTACACGGCCCACGCTACCGCCTGTTCGTCGGTCAGCGTCGTGGGCAGGCCGAAGTCCTTCTGGTTCCGGTGGCGCGACAGGATGTTCAGCGGTTCGGGCATGGCCGCGTCTCGCTCGGCCCGGCGCTTGGCCGCTTCCGCCGCGGCGATTTCCTCCGGGGGGATCGGCTCCACGTTCCAGCGCCGGACGATACGGTCATGCTCCGGGTCCGGAGTGTCGGTGTAGGTGGCGCTTTTGCGCTCAGTGCGAGCGTCGAATGTCCGCGCCATAATTTCGTGAATGGTTGCCATGGCGAACCTCATGCGATGTAGGTAAATCCGGTGGGGGCAGGCGAAGACCACGAGCCAGGGCTGAACCGGGCCGTTACGCTCGGGGACGCGCTGCCACTGCCGGAGCCGAACGCAGGGAAGAAGGATCCTGCAATGCCGGTGTATGCGGCGGACGTCCCGGCGGTTGGGTCGCCACCGCCCTGCCAGACACCGTTGACGCGGAACCAAATCTTACCGTTGATAGCGTCAACGGCGATGCCAACCACATCGCCGTTGACGCAGACCGAACCGTAGGCAACCTCAGTATTGCCGTTGACCTTCTTTCCTACGTACGCTTCGTAAGCATACCCGTAGGCGTCATTGCCTGGGTATGAACCAAGGTTGCCAGCCGCCAGCATGATGCCAATGATTGCACCGCCGACGTTGATGCACACGACTTCCCAATAGTATTTTCCAGCTGCGATGCTGTTCGTCGCCCGAACAGAGCCTTGACTGAGGTTGATCGACGCAGTGAGATTTCCATTCGACAACGTCATAGCGGAATATTTATCTGACGGGTTCCAGGTCGTCGTGGACGCGACTGTGGCGAGAGCGGAGGCACGAACCTTGCGCATCGCGGACGCTGAGGTATCCCAGATCGGCAAAAAGTCATTCGCCTGATCGACGTTGCCGGGCGTGAGTTCCGTCAGCGCATTGGTCCAGCCGGACAGAGCAGAGGGAGTGACGGCAAGTGTCGTGCTGGTGCCGGTGGCGGCATCGGACGCCGTCGCTGCGGTGAAACCACCGCCTCCCGACAGTTGCCAATATGTGCCATCGTAGACCAGCAACACGCGCGTGCTGGCCGGGAGATCGCCAGCCACAAGAGCCGAGCCGTTCTTCTGGATCGTCACCGCGCCTAGGCTGTTGGCGTTCAGCGTTGCCGCCCCGGTGTTTGCCAACGAGCCGGTCTGGAGACTGATCGCCACGCCGCGGGCGAGGATGGCCGCCGGGCTGGCTGTGCAGGTCAGCGCGTTCTCCGTGCCGCCTGCCGTGCCGCCTTCGCACACCTTGTTGGTGCCGTCTACGCCGTTGGTTCCCGTTGCCCCGGTCGCGCCAGTGTCGCCCTTGTCGCCATTCCGCACGAAGCCCACCGCCACAGGATCAGCAGCGCTGAACCCACCCGGCCCCGCGACGTACGCAACCGTCACCTTGCGGTATCCTGTCGCCGTGACGACAGAGCCACCGACCGAGTAAATCACCCACTTCGTCGGGTCCGTCCGATGTCCGATTGCGAGATAGCCCTTGACGGTCGAAGTGCTGTCGTCATAGACGCCGATGATGGACGAGACGTCCACGCTGTTCATGTCGCTGGTGGACAGGTAAAGCGTAGTGGCGCTGGAAAGCGTGGCGTTGTTGGCGCGCAGCTTGCCGGCGCCTGGATCGGCGTCCGTGGTTCCGTTGTCCCATCCATATTTGATGACGGGGAGAGCGGAGCCGGCGGCGGCGGCGGCGCTGTTCGCATTGGTCAGCTTTGCCGCGAAGTCCGTCAGCGCGTCCTGAAACATTGGGATCAGCCACGTTTGATAGCCGTACCCATCATCCCCAACCATGTCACGATCAGCAGAGCCATCAGTGCTGTAGTCGTGCCCGTTTAGCGTTGTACTGGTCATTTACAGAGCCTCTTCGAGCGAAAGCGGCATGCTGTCGCGGCCGAATGTCGCGTAACTGAGCATGCCAAGTTCGGCGTTGCGGGCGAGATAGCTTTCTCGGATCAGGTTAGTTGTGCTGGTTGGGTCTGGAAGCCAGTAGAATGGCTCATTGATATCTGCCTGTCGCTGAAGCTCAAAACCTTGCGCCATAGTTTCGTCGCGCGGGAGATATTGTATCACGCCTTGGAGGGTGCGGGGCTTATCTCGACGCTCGAACTGCTTTCTCCCGCCGATCCCTTGGACCATCTGCGTTCTTGCTTTCCACCCGTACTGAGCGCCATAGCTAAAATTGATGGATACTTGCCAGCCCTGCGCAAATTCAGCCAAGCCACACTCAACATAGCCGGCGGGGTTGTTCGGATCTGAGATGGCACATCGAGCGGACCGAGCCAGATAGAGCTTGTCCAGCCACAGCGGGCGGTTCCAGCGGAGGCCGGAAATTTCCAGATCGTTGAACTGGCCTGTCCAGCATCGGTTATCGTTCCAAGGCAGCGTCCCAAAGGCGAAAACGCGCGGCCAAACCGCCGTGTCTCCGCTGTCGTAAATCTGCGCCGTCGCTCCGGTGTCGCTGTAGAGCTTCAACCTGAACGTGGCGTTGCGGGTCAGGTTGTGACCGACTAGGGCGAAAAGCCGGATGGGAGAAGGCCGGGAAAAGACGGCCAAGAACTTCGTGTTGTCAGTTGATAGGTCAGGAGATCGCCACACGAACGACAGGTCATCATTGCCTAGATTGTCCGGGACATAGATCGGATCGGTAGAACCGCCGTCCTCAGTGAATGAGGCATAGGAGGTCCATCGCGGCCATCCAATGACCGCATTGCTTGATGTCGCCATGATGGGGCCTCAGAAATACACGTAGATGTCTGCGTCTCCGAGACGCCAATTCACGTCCATGTCGTAGACGATGGCTTGCGCGCCAGACGAAAGCCCCCAGCGCGGCAGAACGACGGTCACGGTTGACATGAGATCGACCACTGCGGCGACTGCGGGCGGAAAGGTGACGTGCAACCGGGCGCGGCGTGGGCCGTGGCGCTTCCTCATGGTCAGCCGCCGGGTCGCTTCCGTCGCCGCCACCGTGGCGTCGATGAAGTAGGCGTCTTCCTTCGTCTGACGGGCTAGAGGCGCTTGGGTCAGGATCGTGTTGTCCGTCGCCGTCGCCTTGCGCCATTCCTGCCCGAGCCATTGTAGCCCGCGCGTGGTGCTGGTGGCAGGCCACGACACCCCAGCCAAAGCGTTCTTATCGCCAACCAATCCGTTGTGGGTGTGGTTGATGGTGCATTGGTAGGCCGGCTGGTCCTCTCCGCCCCCATCCGACAGCCACTCAAATTCGGTGATGTCGCCTTCGGTGGTGGACTGCGCCGGACGCCCAAGCCCCATGACGCGGAATGTTGCTACCGATGTTCCGGACGGTATGCCGGGCCGACCAAGCCGCCATACACCAGCCGGCGACACCCACAGCACAAAGCCGGCGGTGCCAAGGAGGCGGTTCACGAAGTCGCGGCGGTTTTCCTCTGACGTGCCGGTGACAACGCCAGCCTCGCCAGACTGGAGCACATCAGCCACCGTCACGTCAGCCGACGAAAGGGTGATGCCCCATGTCGCCAGCATCCGTTTGGCAAGCTGTGCAACCGTCCTGTCAGCCGTCGTGGCGCCTTCCGATCCGTCCACCGTCAGTTCGCCGTCCGGCTTGGCTGCAACGCGGATGAACGTCCCTGTCTGTGTCGTGCCGTCCGCCGCCGTAAAGGTTCCGGCGTACCAGTCCCACCCGCCAGAGGCAGGCGTGTTGCTCAACAGCGCCGCAAGAGAGGCGCGCTGCACCGTGCCGCCGCCCATCTTCGACCCCTTGTCATAGACCGTCGTAGGGGTAAAGACGGTGTTGGCGGCCTGGAAAACCCACACGCTTGTATTAACGCAGGTTGCCTGCACGTTGTAGTTCGTGCCGAACCACTCTGGCACCCACTGGTCTTTGATGTCGTCAACGCCATCGACGCCAGCCGGCAGGACGTTGGTCCCGGTCCACTGCCGTCGCTGCGCTGTCTTGTCGAGAAGGAAGGCGACCGGATCGCGCCACCGAAAGCTGATCCGGTCCCAAAGGTAATTCGCCCCGTCCACCACCCCGGTAGCGAGGGCGATGGCGGAGCTATAGGAGGCTTGGCGGTTGGCGAGCAACAGATAGCGGGCCGTGTAGCCATAGGCCGCCTTGTTGCTCACCAGCCAATCCAACTCAGCCGTGTTGGCGATATCGACGCTAGAGGCATCAAGCTTACCAGCGCCAAACTCGCTTTCACTGGTCCATACCGACCGCCGCAGGCTGGTGACGGACTGCTTGTCCGCCGCCAACCCGTCAGCGTAATAGTCGGGAGCCGAAGAGTGGTTGTATGCCTCAGACGCCCGCCGTATCACCTTGGACACGTTGTTAACCGTGTCCAAGACGGTGCATTCAAACAGCAGAACCGGCGTCGTCATCGGCGATCTCCACCCGCTACCTTTTTCACCACAGCAGACACACCGTCAGCCACCTCGCGGAGGCCTTCGATGTTCTTGTCGCCAGCCCCCATGGACACTCGGATCAGCGTGTCCAGCTTGGCGCACGCCTCCCGCAACAGCGCCTTGGTCTCCGGATCGGCCATGCCGCCGGAAGACTGCGACGACGCCCGCGGCCGGTACTCCACGACGTTTCCGCCCCACCGGTCATTTGCCGGCAAAGCGTGGTAGCGGTTGATGTAGTCGACCGCCCCAGGTCCGATGGCGGCGGTTGCCGGAGCGGTTAGCACCCCTTCGCCGCCGGCCAGCTTCGCCATGACGCTATCGACACCCCACACACCATTGCCGACGATGCCGCCGTTCTGGAACCCAGGCACACCATGTCCGTGCGCCCAAGACCGAATGGCTGCCTCGTAGTCGGACTGCTTGCCGTAGGCTGCAATCCAGCTATTGGCCGTCGAGATGTCGCCCTGGAACCCGATGCCGCGCATGACGCTGGAGAAGTCGTCCATCGTCATGTAGTTGCCCACCGATGCCAGATCGGACGGGCTGCTGTAGCGGTACGGGTTGTTCTGCCAGCCGAGCTTGCTGTCAGCCGTGGAAAGCACTTGGTACAGCGTGTCGCTGCCCATACGCTTGCCCCAGTTGACCAGATCGCCAAGGTTTCCGGCATTCAGCCCCGACAGAACGGCAGATACGTCCGTCTGAGCCGGCTTGTTGATGGCCGACAGGATGGCTTGTTGGACGCCCAACTGCTGATCCAGTTTGGACACCTGCTGAGACGCCAACGACACCTGACGAGACGCCACGCTCTCCACGCCCTGCAATCCGTCCTGCACCTCGCTGAAAATGCGGGCATAGTCCTGATTGCTGGCGTAGTAGGCACGGGCGGCTTGCAAGGCCGTCTGAGCCAGACCGGAAACCTGACCGGCTGCGTCAACGTCACCGCCCTGCGCCTTCGCCAGAGTGGCCCGATAGTCGGCAAGCGCCTGCTCCATCTTCGACTTGGGGTCGAGTGTGGACAGGTCGCCCACAAGCAGACCTTGGCGGGTCTGAGCGATGGACGATTGCAGGTTCTTCCACGACGACAGGAGCGATGTCGCCGCGCTCTTCTGTTCGTTGAGCGCGGTGATCGTCGCCTGTGCGTTGTCACGCTGGATTTGGTTGAACAGCGTTTGGAACCGCGTCGCCTCTTCCTGCGCCGACGTCGCCGCAGCCGTCGCCACCGCCGCCTGCTGCATTGACGTTGCCAGAGTTGCGATGTCTCCACCAAAGGACCGGGCCACGTCGCCAAGTTGGTCAGCGGTCAAGGTCTTTAGCAGGCTGGTCAGCGAGGCGTTGTAAAGCCCCTGCGCCTTCGCCGCCGGCTCACCCACCGCCGCAAGGCTGCGGGTGTTGGCGTCCAGCGTTTCGAGGAAGCCGTTGATCTGGTTTACGTACCCGCGGCCAGAGGCTTCAGCGATCTGCTGATCTAGGCTCTTGTTGAAGTTGGCGGCAATCCGCGCCCGCGTCTCCTTTTCGATCTGGTCCACATAGGTGACCATGGAGGGGTTGAGTTGGGCGTACGCATCCCGAGCGGCTTGGAACTGACCGGTCAGCGTCGCCATGTCCGTCTGGACTTGGGTAAAGTCAGGCGGGTTGCGCAACTGGTCCAGATAGGCTTTTAACTGGTCTGTCGCCAAGTCCTTATAGGCCCCGTCGATGCCCAGTTTCTTGGCGCGTTCCAGTTCCTCAAACATCGGCTTAAAGGACTCAGTCGTGGCCTTTTTCGCCGCGTCCGTGACGCCCGAGAGCGTCTTGACCATCTCCCGCAGCGCCGTGTTGCCGGCGTCGATGGAGGCGCCCAAGCCGATGTCCTTGGCGGCCTCTTCCCAATCAGTGGCCTTGGTTGCCTTCAGGGCCTTGACAGTGTTGACGCCGCCATCCTTAAGCCCGCCCTGGTCCAGCAGCATGTACCGGAGGGCGTCGCCGATGGCCCCGTCGCCCTTGCCGAACTCCTTGTATGGGACGCTGCCGCCGACGTAGAGGCCCTTGGCCGCGGTTTGCCCGATGCCAAAGTCCTTTGTCAGCGATCCGCCACCCATCGCGGCGATGGAGAAGATGCCCGACAGAGCGGTGCCGAGGGCTTTGCCTGCGGCAGGATCACCCTCATTGTCAGTGAGGATGTTACCGTATGTCGCGCTCTTGCCGCCGGCATTGATGGTCACGTCCGCACTGGCCGTCTTGCCAACGGTCGCCTTTTGAGTGCTCAGCAGGCCGGAAATCAGGCCGGTAATGGCGCCGATGGCGGTCCCGATACCGGGGACGATGGAGCCAGCCAAAGCCATGGAGGCGATGGCGCCGCCTGCCGCACCGGTCAATCCACCCACCGCCTTGCTATTGGTAGCGGTGCCCAGCATGCCGCCCAGCATACCGGCGCCAACACCTGCCCCAGCCGCACCGAGAAGCGACGACAGGCCCGTCCCCGCCGGGACATAGCCGGCCGCACCGGAAAGGGTCGGGCCTGGGGCGACGGAGCCAATACCGAGCGTCTCAGCGCCCCACATATCGACGGACGACATCAGGCCGCCGGTCCATGAGTTCGGCACCAGCTTCGACCCCAGCGACAACATGTTGCCGTTGCTCAGCAGCCCGCCGCCGTTCTGGTTGGCGGCAGAGCCGCCGCCCATGGAACCAAAGTCGAAGATCGTCGGTAGGTTGGAGCCAAACACCGCGTTCTTGATGGGGTTGAGCACCGCCATCTTGAGCGCCAGCGTCTCGAATTCCGTCACCAAACCCTTGACGGCGTTCTTCCAAGTGCTGGTGGCGTCACCCCCCTTCACAACGGCGTCGATGACAGACGAAAACGCCTGATCTCCGAACCGCTCCAACTCCTGATAGGCCGCCTGCAACCTTTCGGTTTCGAGAGACTGCCTAGCGATGTTCTCGGCATTCTTGATGTACGCCTGCCCTTCGACTGACATGACGTCGATGTGCTGGTTCCGCAGGTAGACCAGCGCTTGCAGCCGGGCGATTTCCACCGCCCGCTGTTCGGCCGATGCCCCCATCAACTTCAGTTGGGCCTGCCCGAGTTCAAGCTGGTCCTTCTGCTGTTGGATGGCCTGCGCAACCTGCAACTTCCGCTGCGCCCGCTCGTCGTCCAGAATAGCCGCGGTCTTCGCCTCGATGACCTTGCGGAGCTTCTCCGCCGCCTCACCGCTGGCGTTCTCCAAGGCGATGGTTTCGGCCAAGGTGCCGATGCGCACCTTTTCCGCCATTTCCGCCTTGTAAGCCGCGTCAACGCCTTCCATTGTGGCGTTGGCAACCGCCTCCCGACCAGCCACCTCCTGTTGGTAGGTCTGGAGCGCCTGCGCCGACGTGGCGGCCTGTGTCGCCGCACGCTCGTTCAGGATTTCCTGATACCGCTGCTCCACCGATACGCCAGACTGCAGGCTGTCAAGCTGGGCCTGACGCATCGCTTCCGCCGCCTGACCAGCCGCAGCCGACTGCATGTAGGCGTCGGCAACCTTCAGGCTCTCGCGGGCCTCCACCGTGAGTTGGGCCGAGTTGTCGGCGATACTGGCGGACAGAGATATGCGCGCACGACGCTCCGCTTCCGCCCTTTCGGCCTTGGCGACCTCCTCCGTCGCGCCACGCTCAATGGCGGAGTTATAGGCTTCCACCCCGGCCACCGCCACCTGACGAGCGGCGCCGGTCTTGCGCATGGCCTCCGCCCACCGTTCGGTCGCTTCTCTCGCGCGATTGATGCGGTCCTGTTCCGTCTCGGTCAGACCGTTGGGCTTGTTGTCATTTGACGGCCCGGCGGCAGGAGATCCGGCCGTTTGGGCGTCCTTTGTCGCCTGAGCGGCCACAGACGCGGCCTGAGCAAGCCCATAGTATTGGGCCTGCAACTCCGTGACCTGCTTCCGAAGAAGATCAACCCCAGGCCCGGACTGCCCCCGACTTACCGCCTGCTGTAGCTGCGCCGTCTTTGCATCCAGCGCCTCCAAAATGCCGGCCATCTCCTTGGTTCTGGCCTCATCCTGCGTCTCCGGCGTCACCCATGTGATCATCTGGGCAACGATCCGCGCGCCCATTGCGACGCGCGGGTCTTTCGCCCACCGCTCAACGAACTCATCCCATGCGTTCCACATGCCGCGGAGCGCTTCCGAGAAATCGTTCTTCATGGCACGGGATGCCCCGCCCCAACGCCTTTCTAGATCGCCGAAGATCAGTTCCAGCGCCTTCATCCGGTCGCCGTGCTGCTCGGCAGCCCGCGCCGCCGCCAAGGTGTCTGCCGTGATGCCAGGGAGTTGAGCGGCAAGCTCACTGAACCCCGACGATCCGCGCTTGGCGGCATCACTGAGCTTTTCCGCCCAATCAGCAGCCTCCCCGCCCATCACGGCGGAGATGTTGACGCTCAGTTCGGTGATGTCCTTGAGCAACGCGGCAGATTGAATGCGGGTGTTCTTGATCGCCACATCAAGCGCAGACATCGCATCAGAGCGGGACACCCCCTGCTGATCGGCGACATCAAAGGCGATCTGCCTAAGCTGCTGTGCGGTGGCCGTCAGATTTGGGTTAAGCGTGCGGATCGTCTCGTCTAGGCGCCGCCCTTCCCCGCTGATGCTTACCATGCGCGAGACCAGAACGGCAGCGCCGGCCGCCGCAATGCCAAAAGCGCCGGCCATAGCAAGCGTGGACGCCCTGAACTTCGGCATCTCAGCGCCACCGGCCTGGAGCGCCTGCACAATCTGGCCTGACTGTTGCGTAAAAATCTGCATGGGCGCTTGGCCCATCATCAATCCGCTGATCACATCGTTGATCTGCGGCGAGAGCTGCTGCATCTGCGCCTTGGTCAAGCCAAGCGCATTCGTCATCCTCTTTGCCTCGGCCTCTACTCCACCCATGGTGACGGAAATACGGGAATGCGCCTGATCGGCAGTCAGAACGCCTTTCGACAACTCAGACTGGATTGCGGCAAGTTCCTTGCTTTTGGCCGTCAACGCGTTCGTGGCTGTCGCTACAGCTTCGGCGGAGCGGCTGCCGTTCCGATACTGCGCATCAAGGGCTGTCATCGCGGCTTCAACGCGCTTCTGCTCCGCAGCCAACTTTGCATGAGCCGCATAAACCGGGTCGATGGCGCGCAGCAAGTTTTCCAGTTCGGCCGCCTGCCGCCGGCTGACCTTCGCGCTCGCGTCCAGTGTCGTCTCGACCGTGGTGGCGGCCCCGGCCAGTTTGCCGAGCGAAGCGCCAATCTTATCGACCGCAGCGGCCGACGCGGCGGCCTTGGCCTCCAAGTCGCGCGCATCGACGGTCAAAATCGTTACAATTTCGTTGCGCTGCGTCGCCATGGCGCCATTTCCCCATAGAAAAAGGCGCCGCGGACTGGCCGGGCGCCTTATGGTTCAGATCCTTTGAGTCGACTCAACCCCATATATCGGCGATGCTTTCGCGTTTGCGCCTTGGGGGGTATCCATGCCTACGTTCGTTCACCCTCTCAATGAGGGATACCGTGAGAGCACTGGGGCGAGCACCGTCGCCTTAACGATGCTGTTTGGTCCTTTTTATCTTCTGTACCTGAGGGCTTGGTTCGCCGCTTTCCTGTCCGTGGTAGTAGGCGCCCCCGCAGTCATCACGGTGACGATGATAGCCGGTTCATCAGGTTCTTTTGGGGCGATGGTCGCAGCCTACTTTTCCGGCATCCTTGGGTGGTCCATTGCCATGCTTCCGCTAGTAGAGAAGTCATACCTACGGCGCGGGTGGAAGGCTGTATAGAAGAGGGCGACCCTTTCGAGCCGCCCCCTACCATGGCCTGACTTGCCATGCCGTGCCTGAACAGGACTAGCCGCGGAGCGCCTTGCCTAGCCAGCCAAACCATACTGCGCCGTAACAGGACACGCCGTGCCACGCCATAACTCGCCTTGCCTGCCAAGCCAAACCTTGCCTCGCCACGCCTCGCCGGGACTTGCCTCACCAAGCCGAGCCTGCCTTGACGCGCCATGCAATGCCATGCGTTGCCTGACCGCACCTGACCGCGCCTTGCCTGCCATACCCTGCCATGCCGAGCCAGGCCCTGCCAAAACGAGCCTAACCTTGCCTGCCACGCCACTCCGTTGATCCCGATGTCTCGGGCAGAGGTGTTCAGAGTTCCGACAGGTCGCCATTGCCGTCGATGGCCGAGAACACATCAGCCAACTCTTCCAGTTCCTTATACCGCTGACGCCAGTCCTGCAACTCCCGCCAAGCCCGCGCCAGCACTTGTTGGCGCAGTTCTGCATCGGAAAGGGCGTGGGCGACGTGGGTATATGACTGGCCGTCTTCCACCCTAACGTTGACGAATGCCCGGATCGGCGCGCGCGCCGCATCCTCCTCAGGCAGGGTCACAGTGATCTGCCTTAGCATGTACCGAGCCTGATCCTCTCGGTACTTCTCAGCCGCCACTTCATCCCGCCACTCAAAGGCAGGGTGGAGCGGCGCATCCTCTGGCCGCGCGTCATCCACGACGGCGCGCGGCGTCAGTTGCCCGTTGTTCCTGACGCGCAATTCCTCCAGCCGTTCGCCGGCAACCTGCGCGTCAATCTGAATTCCAGCCTGCGGCTTCCATTTGTAGATCATGGCGCTCACCCGACATGGAACATGCCGAAGGAGCCGTCACGCTCCGGGCGCCACTCTCCAACTCCGACACCAAATCCGGCGACATTGAAGAGGTTGACGATCTGTTCAGCAGAAAGGGCATTGGCGTTGTAGCGGACAGTCATATCAGCAGTCCATTCGCGGAATTCGCCACGATAGCGAATATCGGCGGTGCCCATGCCGACCCGGACCATATCCTCACGCGGAGTAGGGGTGCCTTTGATTTCTATCATGTCGCCAATGATGTGAAACGCCCCGCGGACTTCGGTCATTTTGATGCCGTCCACAAAACGACAGGCACTCACGGCGGCAGCCTTGAAGCCAACGGCGGGGAACCCAAAGCGAGAACCGGCAGGAACCTCAAAAGAATTCTCGGTCGGCTTGTCGGTCAGCCAGTACAGGCTTTCCATGAAATCTCGCTCTGGCACCTTCTTTTCTTTGCCGGCGTTGGCCTTTCCCATCTGCTTGTTCAGCATCATTTCCTTCGCCTTTTCACTCCAAGCGTGACATATCAGCGGGGCGTCGCCAACCAGCGTGATCTGCAACATCTGGACATTCAGGCGCGGCAGTTCGATTGCCACCGTAGCGGTGTTCTTCGCCAATTTTGTCTCCATCGGGTCCGGGCCACCAAGACCCTGGACGCGTTAGGGTGGTCACTCTCGCGACCCCCGGACCCGATGAAGCTCGGAATTCCGTGGCCGCGTCCTCTCCCGCTTGGTGGGCGGGCGTTCATACTAAACTTTTGTGTGCATCTGCGCGATCTTTTGCGCCCCTTCAATGGCCGTGCGAATGAACTTGGGGAACAACCCCTCGTCCTCGTCCGGCCCCTTGTAGGAGTAGGCATTCCCCTGGATTTCGTGGGTGAATGTGGACAGCTTCGCTACGACACCGGCAGCCGTGCTGGCCGGAAGCGCCGCGATCAACTTGACCAGTTCGCCGTAGCGCTGACCGATGTGATCCGGCACGTCATCATCGCCGCTTTCCGGTCCGTCCATCCAGTCGCGGAGCCGGTTTGCTTCCTCGTAGGCGGCAAGGAGTTCTGCGTCGGGATGCTGCTGACCGAAGATCGACTGGAGCGCAGCCCACCGTTCGGCCTGCGCCTCGTCGGTGCGGCCGGAAGCCAGAAGGTGTTCGATTGGAGCGATGACGGCACCGGCCGGCACGACGGCCGATGCGGCGAGAAACTGACGGCGCGATGTCGTCATGTCGTTGCCCCTGCGTCTTGTTTCGTGTAACCTCGACACAGAACATGCAACATTGATCTGGCAACGTCAACAGGAATTTTGCAACTTGGCCATGATTTCGCCGCAGCAGTCCAAGGGCGCTCGCGCCATGCTCGATATGTCCCGCTCCGATCTGGCGTCAGCCGCTGGGATAGCGGAGAGGACGCTTGTCGATTTTGAGCGCGGCGCCCGCACCCCGCACGCCAACAATCTCGCGGCCATCCAGCGCGCTCTAGAGAATGCTGGCGTCCGGTTCACCGATCATGGCGTTGAGTTGCCGCCCAAGGTCGATCCGCATGTGGCGTCGGCCATAGATACCATCTCCAAGGCGATGGACACGGATTAGCAAGCGTAGGAAGGGCGCTCACCCGAACAAGGCGAACGCCCTTTCCAACCGCTCCCCAATGGCCTGATGGTCGAGACCCCCGTCTTCATCCAGCAATGGAACGGACGTTGCGTTGGGGTCCGGCATGATGGATAGCCACAGCCCATCCAACTGGCGGATTACGGACACTTCCCATGGGGTCGGACGCCGGCCGGTCAGCTTCGCCCATGCGGCAATGTCCTGATAGCCGATAGGGCTTGGCCCCATCCCACCGCTGCGGGCATCCGCCAACTCGCCGAACCATTCCCACAGATGCCTCAGACAGCAGGGGAGCGGCGGCCCTTCAAGCCTCCGCTCGATTTTCAGCCGCTCCGCCGGATCGGCCCTGTCCCACTGCCTGATAAGCGTGTCGCGTTCGCTCACCTTCTTCTTCTCGCTCTTGTGAGCAAGCCGAAACTGGTGCTCCGCGTGGGCGATCAGGTCCCGGCGGAGTTCTTGATAAAACCCAGCTTGCTATTTACCGCGTTCCAGATTTGGCCGAACAGCCAGTCTTTGGACTGGTCAGAAAGCAGCTTCACAGCGGCTTCGTGGCTGTATTCGATCAGTTCCTTGTTGAGCGTGATCGGTGTGAAGTGCAGAACCCGGCCAGCCAGATCGGCGGCGTTGCGGGCCGCACGCTCAGAATGGGACGAGTTCGGGCGCTTGGGCTCCGGCTTGTTCGCTTTGGCCGCGGCGATGCGCGCCTGAGTGAACTTGCTTTCTTCTTCCTGATCGCGGCGCTCGATCTTTTCATTCAACGCCACGGCGATGGGATGGGCTGGGCCGGCGATGGTCCACACCCAAGTGGTCTCCGCCCCCGAAACCGGATGCTTCACGCGGTATTCCAGCGTGTCGGCATAGGTCAGGTCGGCGAGGTCGGCGATTTCGTCAAAGCCGGTGTCGATGGTCATGTCTTCCATGTCAGTCTCCTAGTCGGATCAGAGTGATTGCCGGGGTATCGGGAAGGTAGGCGGGCACCGCCCCGACAGCAGCGCCCGCCCGCTCTCGCGCGAGAGAGCCGGTTAGGTGGCGGCCACGCGGGTGATGTTGCCCTGCAGGCCAAGCTGAACCTGCGCCGTGACGACGTTGTTCACGCCGGCCGGGTTCTCGGTGTAGCTCATGACGCGCGCCTTGAAGATGCGGTAGGAGCCGTGGCCCGACGGGGTGGCCTTGTCGTTGTATTCCAGGCGGAAGTTGTAGAGGCCGTCGCTGTCCAGCGCGGTCAGCAAGTCTTCCTGACCGGCGTCATTGACATCCATCGCCATGTCGAGAGTGACGCTGCCGGCGTTGAACGCCCCCTTGAACTTCTGCGTCTCGCGGCTCGATACAGGGTTGTGCGTGATTTCCTGAAAGGACTTGCCGAACGCCGGGACGTTCGTCACCTCACCGATCAGCGTAAAACTATCTCCGCTGGGGTTGGTGGCAGTCGTGCCGATGGAAAGCGTATAGCCCGCCGAGGTTTGAGCGGTCATGTGGTGCTCCTAGTGATGAACGCCGCAAGGACAGCGGCAGGGGTTCCCGCACGGACCATCCGAGCGGGTTAAGCGTGTTCAGCGGGTGCGGATCAGGCGTTCAGCCAGTCGCCTTCGAAGGGGTGTCCCAACAACTCGCGCGTCCAGCCCGATAGGGACCGAACCCGTCCGTCGAGTTCGTCGGCGTAGCGGCTCCACCCCATGCGGTATTGCGCGAGGTAACGACGAAGAGACGGGCTGTCGTAGAAGTGCGGCCCGTCATCGAGAGGCGCTCCAGCCACCACCACCCGCTCAGCGCCCTGTGCCAATGCGATGCGGACGGCGTAGAGGACGCTGGTCCCGTTCCACTGGTCTCGCTTCGGGTGGGTGCGGGTGACGCCGGGCGCCGCCTCAGGGGCGAACAGCGGCCATTTGCCGGGGCGGGAGGCGCGGAACTCCGCGGCCAACTCCGGATGGAGCGTAGCGCCCGCCCATAGCTTGCCTTTGTAGGCGCCGATCATCCGGTTCACTGCGATCACGCGCGCCGGACGGTCGCCCCACTGCGCCAGATCATCCCACACGCAGGCGGCAGAGCCGATGATGAGCCAAGGCGTCATTTCTGCACCGTCTGGTAAAGGTACATCCAGGGAACCGACACCATGCGGACAAAGCGGTTGCCCTCCTCATAGGCGGCAACGTCATTGTCAACGCGCGGGTCTTCGGTGCGCAGCGTCTCGCCATTCGCATAGTTGTCGATCAGCGTGGCGCGGTCGAAGGCGGACAGCAGCGCATCAACTTCGACATTGATGGCAGAGCGCCCCGTCCCCTGGCCGACAGACAGATATAGGCGGACAATGCCGGGAAGACGGTGGGTCCGCTTGCCTTCGGCATTCTTGCCGGCTGGCATCGTCTCATCGCGGCCTGAGATCAGTTCGGCTTCGATGGCGGGAGCCGGCAGTCCGTCGCCATTCACCGGCATATTGCCATCCGACGTGTTGACGCCGTCAGGCCATGGGTCATTTGCCCACCTGACCGGGAACGTCGCCGCGGCGCCCAAGGCATCCACAAATGCGGCCTCAACATTACCGATCATCACAGCACCTCAATGATAAGGCAGGGCCACCGGTTTTCCGAGCGGTTGGCGGACTGGGTGCCTCCGGTGGACACAAACCGGCCCTTTTTCCCTCGCACTGCCGACTTTGCCGGGCCGGACTCAGCGACGCCGCCGTCCAACACAGCCCGATAGTCGAAGTCGATCTTAACCGGGTAGTTGCCAAAGCGGGCTTTCATCGCTCTGGCAGTGATCTCAAAGACGCCGTTTGGCGCTTGAGCAGATAGGCCGGGCCGGCTCTGGTTTCGCCTGCCGCGCCAACCTTCGATCTTACGGGCATATGGAACCGTGTCGATGAACACCACCTCGTCACCGGCCTTGATGTCCACCGTTGCGCCTTCCGCCGTGGCATCGCGGCGCACGCGGTTCACATACATCAATATGTGCTTGGCGTAGCTCCCCGTCTTGACCGGGGCGGCCTCCATGAGCGCAGCGTAGGTGGCGTCGATGACATCCCCGGCCGGGTGAAACTCGTACTCGATGACGCCGCCGTACCGGACACTATCCTCAGACGCTCCCTGACGGCCATCAACCACAACGGTGGTGGGGTACTTCCCCTGCTCTGCTTCCAGTTTGCCCCGCTCAGATCGAGCCGTAGCAGCGTGCATTTTGACGAACGCTTGCGGAGATAGCGTGCTCGTCTTCAGCAACTCGATTTGCCGACGCACCACGTTGATGTTGGAGGCCATCGGTCACCCCATGAAGTCGGCTTCAATCCTGACGACTTGGCCGTCCATAATGACAGGCCAAACGTAGGTTATGGAGCGCTGCGAGCCGTTCCAGAGCACCTTGTCGGTGATCTTGATCGGCAATGAGACAGCCGCCCCGGCCACAGTGAATTTCGTTGGCGACAGGATCGCGCGGAACGTGCCCTGCCCGCCCGTGCTGCCGGGGCGTAGCTCCTGCGCCGACAGGCCACGGACACGAGCGCGGCATTCCACGAAGGACGCCGCACGGAATATCTTGATGTCGGTTCCCGCCCGCTCCAGCGAGGCGTCCAGCCGGGCAATGGTGTCTTGAGCCGCCATTATCCGACCACCGGCACCCGGTAATTGTCCAGAATGTCGGACACATCGGCGGACAGGTTGCCGGCATCGGCCTTGGGCGTGATGTACGTCACGTCGTCCACGCCATCGACCCTCACGCGCTGCACGAATGGATCGCGTCGCCGTTCGGCGTAGCGCGTCCACACCATGCGGGACACGGCATCCTGAAGGTCGCTCGGGATCGTCGAATACCCAGCCGTGTAGGTCACTTGGATTAGCGTTGGCGGCCATTTCCGTGGGCGCCCGTTGCCGTCCAAGCGGGTCAACTGTCCGATGGCGGGGTTGACCGTGAAGTCAACGCCTTGCACCAGCGTTACGGCTGACGTGCCGATATCCTCAACCACCGTAGTCACCGATCCGACCGGCCAACGGGACAACTGGAGCGGCGCTGCGCCGCCATGAACCGGCCAATCGATTTGGTCTCGCTCAATCTGGATGTCGTCCCTGACCGTTTCCACCACGAACACGCGGTTGCAGAACTGCGCAGCGGCGGCAGAGCATCGGTCAATGGTCCGGGTCAAAAAGGCATCGTCAGCGGTGCCGCTGATGCTCCAGTCGTCCTTGACCGTCGCAAGGTCCACCAGGGCGGTTGATCCGGCCGGGGTGATGACGGTTGTGGTAATCGTCAGCGGCATTGGTCACCTCTGATGCCGGGGTGTTCTGCGGCGGAGATTGGAGCCCCGGCTGGCGGGCACCAGCACGCATCATGCGCGTGCAGTACCCGCCGGACTGGCCGTCGCTCACGACCGGTTGGCCCACGCCTTGACGTAGTCGGCCGTCAGCGTCGCCACGCCGGTCCCGCTGGGCTTGTAGCAGCCGAGATAGGGCTGAAGCACGGCAAGCGTGCCGGTAGCAGCGAAGTTGACCTGACCCGTGGTCGAGACCTGAGCGCCGTTGATGAAGAACTTCACGTCCGTCACGTCGGTGGCGTCAATGCGGAAGATCGCCCAATCCGCAGTCGTCAGCGTGACGCCAGAGGCGGCCGAAGTCGTCGTGACGCCATCGTAAGCGCGGATCAGAACCGAGCCGTTGGCGGTCGCGCCGAAGGTCAGGTAACAGGTGTTGTTGTTCGGGCCGTCGATCCAGTCCGAAGCAATGCCCCACACGGCCTGAACACCAGAGGCAGACGGCAAGACGGACAGCTTGACGCGGGTCTCGAACACGAGGCCCTTGGTCGCGTCCAGTCCTTTGTTGTCGCCCCAATACAGGACGGCGTCCTGTTTTTCCGACGTGCTGGTCAGAGTGCATGCCAGTTGTCCGCCGATGGCGCTGGAAACGCCGGCAACGGTCGGAGGGGCCGCGCCGACGATCTTCTTGACCCAATCCATGCCGCTTTCGGCAGAGCCGGCGGCGGGGACGACGGTATCGGCCCCAAGGAAGTCGTCATAGAACAGGACCGGGGACATGACGCCAGTCGTTTCGAACGTGGCGCTGTCGTAGAAGGTCTGGACGCCAGCGTTATAGCGAGCCTTGGTAGACATAGGTTCTCCTAGCCGACCGGCATTGCCGGCCGCTCAAAGGCGGTTCGGAGGGAAGGCGGGGCGGCAAAAAGACCGCCCCATCACGATCAGTCGATGATCGCGGACGGCGGGGTGGCCTGCTTGAAGCGGGTGTGCAGGAGCGCCGTGATGTTGACGAAGTTGGTGGCCTGCGAGCTGTCGCCGACTGTCACATACAGGCAGTCGTAGCCGTTGGCGATGTCCAGGGCGGACGGGTCCACCTCGAACACGATCTGCTTGCTCTTGACCGAGTTGGCGACGGTGTAGCTCGAAGCGTTGGTCTGAGCGACCAGCGTGTCCGACGCCACCGCGTCCTCGTTGGCCCACACGAAGGACGCCGGGGCGGCCTTGTTGGTGGAGCCGGCGACGCTGGTCGCCTGCACCAGCGAAACCTGCGTCGCATGGCCGGCGGCCTGCTTCAGGTCCACGATGACCGTGACCTTGTGCGCGGTCTTGAGGCTGATGATGTCGGAGGTAACGCCACCGTTGGTCGTGACCGGGGCCGTGAGCTGCACGATCTTGTACTGAGACGGAATGGAAATCTGGCGAGCCATTTTGGCACTCCTCTGAAAAGGTGCGGGGCGCTCAGCGGCGCCCCGTCAGGCGGCTTATCGGGTCGCCAGGGTGATGAAGGGCGACTTGGTCTGAGAGCCCTTGTAGGGGGTCAGTGGCGCGTGCCAAATCGGCTCGCCATCGACGCGGTAGACGAAGCGGAACGCCATCTCGTTCGTCAGGAACGCGACATGCATGGACGAAGCCGCCTGCACGCCGTTCTTGTCGGCCAGGACGTACTGCGACAGGTCAACCAGCGTGATATCGCCTTCGGTGCCCAGAGTGTCGGCGTATTCCACCGGGATGACCGGACGGCCGAACAGGGTGCCGTAGGGCTGCCCGCTGATGCCGTTGGCCGGCAGATAGACCGGAACGCCGGCAGTGCCGATGACCTGAGCCATGGCGTAAAGCTGGCTCTCGCAGTCCTGATTGATGAACCACACGGAGTTGGCGCGCGAGCGCGACCACATGCGGCTCCACATCTTCAGCACGTTCTCGTACTGGATGGTGCCGGCCGACTGGCCGGTTTCCTTGGCGACCGCAACCTTGGCCGGGGAGTTCAGGAAGCCGAGCGGCTGACCGGCGCCAGACCCGCGGAAGATGGAGTCCTCCGTCATGAACATGATTTCCTCCGAGAACGCCTGATTGGCGACGGAGGTCAGGGCCGTGGTGTCCTGAAGCATCTCATCGGTGGCGTAGAAGAGGCTCATGAGCTTCTTCAGGTCCAGTTCGATCAGACGGAACTTCGGCTTGGCCGCAGAGACCGCGCCGGCTTCGTTCAGCCAGTAGGACTGGACACCACCCCAGCGGGAGCCGGTAGCGCGGCTGGTCTCGTCGATGGCCGGGATTTTGATCCCGTTGCTGTTGCCGCCGATGGGGAGCTTCTGGCAGCGGCCCAGCAGTTCGCCCATGTCGTAGGCGCGCATGAAGATGGCCGTGGCGAAATCCGTCTGGACGAGGAAGCCGCCAGACGTCGGGTCCATCTCGTTGGCGCCGGACGGGGCGCGGGTCATGATGGCGTCATCGGAGGCGCGGACCAGCCGACTGTCCGGCTGATAGCCCATGCGGGCGCCTTCGGCGGCGTTACGGATCGCCACCAGATTTTCTCCGAACGAGCGGAAGGAGTTCTCACCACCAGTGAAGCCGCTGGTGCGGCGGGCATGACGGACGTAGTCGTCGAACTCCCAGCCGGTGCGGGCCAGACGGGTGCCGCCGACTTCCACGATGTTGGCGCCGCGGACCATGTCGGCGCGGGCGTCTTCAGCCTGCGCCTGCGAAACGCCATGCGGGACGGCCAGCGACCGCTGAAGTTCTTCCGCTTCCTTCATGCGCGTGATCTGCGACGTAACGTCGTCGATCTGACGCTTGCAGTCGTCATAGGCGGCCGGATCGGCGACGAGGGTAGACAGCTTTTCAGCCAGGGCGGCGCGCTGCCCGGCCAGTTCATGGATTTTCGCCATGAGATGGGTACTCCAGAAATGCGGCGGGGCCGCGGGCCTTGCCAAAGGGCGAGGATTGGCTACCGGCGGGATGCCGGGATATGGTCAGACTTCAGCGAACTTGAGCCTGATCGCTTCAGCTTCGCGGCGGCGGATGTCTTCCGCGGCGCGCTCTGCTTCGTCGTTCTGTTCGGTGATTTCGGGCGGGGCCGCTTGGTCGAAAACGCCACGCACCATCTCGCACGCCTGCGACATCATGCCGTGAGCGTCGCGAAGGGCCTGTTCGTTGGACGACGACAGGACGCGGCCGGCGCGGGTGAGCGACACGGGATCGGCGTCCTTGACGCTGAAGGTCACGCGACGCCCTGCCATGTGGTGGCGGGCCGCAGCGTCCAGACCGATCAGCGCAGGGGCGTCCAGTCGGCAGAGACGGCGCAACACGCGGAGCCGAGCGCCGCGGTCCATCGCCATCGCCTCGCCTTCTTCCTCCGCCTCTTCGGCCAGAAGCTCTGTCACCTCTTCAACGGTCATGTTGATGAGGGTCTGACCGAGCGATTTGAGGGCCGCAGTGAGTTCGCCGGGAACAGGGCTGTTGTCTCCCTCGTAGTCCGCTTCCCATTCGGCACACTCTTCGATGCAGCTCAGTTCGGCCAGAACCTGCGCCAGCCAGCCGACCAACCAAAGGTCACGCTTGCCGATCTTCTTGGCAGCCGGCGGGATAATCTCCGGCTCAACCGACCGCATCAGAGCGTCGATGGAAGTGGTGTCGATGCCGGCGCTGCGGGCCTGCACCAGAGCGTTCGGGTTGGACGGCACCAGCACCACCGACCACTCAAGCAGTTCCTGCTTCGTGAAGTCGATGCCGCCGCGGCGGTTCGGATCGCTGGACACTTTCCAGTCAATCGGCATGAAGCCGACCGAGGCGCCACGCAGATAGCCCCCCAGCACCATCCGCTTGACCGTGTCGGCCTGCGGGTTCACGTCGGCCGGCAGGAAGCGGACATAGGCGACCAACTGCCCAGCCTCCACGCCAATCCTGACCGAGTTGCCGATCAGCGCAGCCGGGTCGCTGGAGTTATGGGACAGCAGGACCACCGGGTTTTCGAGATACCGGCGCAAGTCCCAGCCATTCGGGTTGAACGTGGTATTGTAGCTGTCCACGCTCCTGTCGGAGATGACGAAGCGGACGAGGTCATCGTCCGTCGTCGTCACTTCCTCAAGGCTGGCATCCCGGCTGACGACAGAGGCGTCCAGACGCGCGCCAGCAGTCGCCGCGTCGCGAAACTCCGCGACGGTCATACGGTTGGGCATCTGAATGCCTCCTAATCGCTTGGGTTCTGATCGGGCGTTGGTCCATCGGCCGGCGGCTTGCCCGCACCATCCGGCGCATCCCCGCTGTGGTCCGACCCGTAGGGGGTCGAGTTGCTCGGGGTCAGCAGCACATTCCCGCCTTCCATCGGGTTCAGCCCGATAGCAAGGCGGCCCTCGTTCTGCGTCTCCAGCCCGCCAAGCACAGCCTGACGATGCATGTTGATGCGCTGCCCAAGGTCAGCCTCAAGCAGGATGCGCATATCGAAGTCAACATGCAGCCCCGATCTACGAGACATGCCGAACGTCTTGGCGAGACGGCTAGTCCAAATCTTGGTGTATGTTGACAGCGTATAGTTCGCGTATTCCTGCGACTGCTGCGTGATGTTGTTGTTCGTGCTCCGTGACAGCTCGCCGATCATGTGCGGTGGGATGCGGAACATGCGGGCGATTTCTTGAAGCTGGAACGTGCGGGAGGCGATGAACTCCATGTCTGACGCCGTCATCGACAACGCCTGCCATTTCAATCCCTGCTCCAACACCGCCACCTTGCCGGAGTTCTGCAAGCCGGCATGAGTGTTGCGCCAGTCCTCCGCCATTCGCTTTGCGGCTTCCGGCGTAAGCTTGTTCTCCGTCGTCAGGATGCCGGAAGGCTTGGCGCCGTTGCCCATCCACCGCACGGCCTGCTGCTCCTGCGCAATGGCAAGAGCGACAGCTTCCCGCGCCATGGCGATACGGCTGAAGCCCAACAGTCCGTTCCCAGACGCTCCCTTCAGGTGCAGGATGTCACGGTACGGGATCAGCAACGGCTGTTCACGAAGGACGGCCAGTTCATGCAGTCCGGTCCGCGTCACCATGAAGAAGATGGAGCCGTCCGGGGCCTCCCAAAGGGCCACCTTGTCCGGGTTGATCGGCACCAAGAAGGAAGGATTTCCCCGCCAGTCACGCACGATGACGGCATAGGCGTTGCCACGAAGCAGCAGGCCGATGTTCATCATCTGGCAGAACTCGTACCAAGTCTGCCAGTCGTTCGGTTGGTCCAGAAGTTCGTAGAGAAAGTGCCCCCTCTCCTCCACCCTGCCGCCGTCGTCCTGCCTCCGGAAGACCGAAGGCGTGAGCTTGGCGATGTCCTCCGAAATCATGGACACGCAAGCCATGACCGAAACACATTGCATCGCCGTGTGCTGGTTGATCTCGACGCCCGTCACGGACGGCGACGAGTACCCCAGGTCGCGCCCGGCCAGCCAGTCGGCCGTCCAGTCCGACGAGCGGACTTCAATCGTCGGCTCGATACGCTCAGCCGGAATGGTTCGCTCTCCAAAGAGGCGCAGCGGGTTCCACATAGTGCCCCTCTCAGAAGAAGGTTAGGCCGCGATCCGCGGTGTAGACGGAGCCAGGGGCTTCCGGGTTCTTGCTCATCAGCGCCACGGCGTCGAAAGCCGCCATCAGCGGGTCGATCTTGGCCGTGCCGGCAACCGCCTTCGTTATGGTGATGGCGTTGCCTTTTGGCTCCGTCTTGGCGTTGCCCACGGCCCATGCCATCAGGTCTTGCCCGGCATGCCTGAGCGCGCCGGACGCAAGCTTGATCTCCGCCGTCTTGATGGCGCCGTTCAGCGTCCAGCCCTGCGAGATGCCTACCACCCGTTCCTTTGGCGATGGGTCATCCTCACCGCCGATGCCGACAAGCGCCAGAGCGTCAACCTGTGCGCCGACGCCCATAGGGTCCAAGCCGACATAGGCCAGCATGCCGGAGGCATCGACCACCGCCAGGATGTCCGCCACTTCCGAGAAAGCCTGTTCCATGTCGTTGACCACGACCAGATCGCCGGCCCGTTCAAGGTCACGCAGCCGGGGCGCCTCGCTCTTGCGACGCTCCAACACGGTTTCGTGCGCCCACGCCTTCGACCACAGCAGCCACCGCCGGGAACCCTTCTCACGCCCCAGCACGGCCAGCCCGAGCAAGTCGTCCAGGCCGCCGCCGTCGATGCCGCCCACCACCACCTCGCAGCGGTTCAGGATGCTTTCCAGGGTGATCGACTTGTCAGCAGCAGCAGCCCAATGATCGACGCCAACCCAGCGGTCGGAGCGGAGCGCAAGCCCCACCTCCACGTTGAGATGCTTGGCGCAGAAGTTGGCGAACGACGCCAGCCCTTCGTCCTTGGCCTTCTGCATCTCGCGGGTGAGGAACACCTCATCCACGGACAGGCCGAAGTTTGGGTTGGTGATCCAGGCGTTTTCGACCTTCTCATACTCCTTCTCCGCCACCATTTTGGCGGGGAACTCGTAGAGCACCGGCATGAACCGGGGGTCGTTCACCTCTCCATCCCGAACCTTGCGAGCGTAGTCCAACTTGGTCTTGAACGCCCCGGCCGGCGGATCGGACGATTGGGTCGTCAGCCAGACAACAAAGCCTTCAGGACGGCTCGCAAGGCCGCCAAGGGCCTCGCGGAACATGTTCTCTGCCTTCGGCTTGGCGCCAAACAGGTGCAGCTCGTCCACCAGCACGCCGGTAGCCTTCTTGCCGCCCACCGCGTCGGTATCGGCAGCAACCACCTTCAGCGTCGCCCCGGTCTCCCGGTGCGTGATCGTCCGAATGTGGTCCTGTACATGCAGAAGCCGCTCAAGCTCAGGGTCCAGCTTCACCATGTCGCGGGCGGGCTGGTAGCTGTTGTTCGCCACCTCCACCGTAGGCGCCAGGATCAGGAACTCAGCCGACTTGCGCCAGTTCCGCAGTAGCGCCGTGACCATGATGGCGGCGGCAATGGTGGACTTCGTGTTCTTCTTCGAGATGAGAAGGAAGAACTCGGTGATCAGCCGGCGGCCAGTCTCAGGGTCGTACGCCCCGAAGATCGACGCGGCGAAATCAAGCGCCCACCCTCTGGTGCATTCCCCGATGTACGGCTGGCCGGGCACGTCCGCGATGCGGAGTTGCTTCATCCAGTCCATCGCCTCAGCGGCCTCAGCTGGGAAAAGCGGCGGGCATGGGATCAAGCTTTCGCCGTCCATGATGCGGCGCTCCCAATCCGGGCACGCCGTCGTCCATGTCGGCGCGCTGGGGGAAGCTGTCATCACATCACCCGCCGTTGTTCACCGCCAGCCGTGGACCTGTCGGCGTCGAGAACTTGCCGTTGCGGGCAAGGTCTTTCGCCTCTTCCTGTTGGCGCTCCTTCTTGCCGGTGCCGACCGCTTCCAGCTTTGCGTGCTGGAACGGCATGGCGGCAATCGCCAACCGCACCTTCGCGTCCATCGACTGGTCAGGGTCGTTGATCACATCCATCGCGAAGTCGAGAGCCGTCTTGAACGCCGTGCGGGGCCGCTCCTGCGCCTCTTCCGGATCGGCCGCAGCCGCTTCCAGCGTCTTCACCACCTTGCGTTCCTGCTTGGTCGCCGTGCGGGCGCCCTTGGGACGCCCGGCCCCCGGCCTAAACCCGCCTCGTGCCATTGATTACCTCACGTAACTCATTGATGTTGTTGGCGCTTATTCAAACGCCAGGAGAGGGGAAAATCAGTCAGGGAGGTTAGTTCTCCAAATGAGCCCGGACCGGTACGGACCCCCAATCGCGTCTTGAGGAACGAAACCCCCTACCCCCGTATGTCAGGCGCGCCTCGCCATCCGCTCATTGCGTGCCCTTGCCGTCTTCCGAGCGTGGCACCCGCCGACCTTGCCATCCTCATGAGCCCTGCCGTTTCCTCCCTCTCTGGAGCACAGCAGTTGGATGTTGGCAGGGTCTAGGTCTGCGCCCCCGTCTCGTCGCTCCACGACATGGTCGCCAATCAGCCGGGTTGGCGTGCCGTCGTCCTCATGGGTCTTTCCGCACATCTCGCATCGCCTGCCCCTCTGTTGGATCAGGCGGGCTACGAGCGTCTTCCACTCTGGCGACAGGTAGAAGGGATCGGCCGTCTTAGGCATAGGTTTGGCCGCCCGTGTGTCCAGCGTGGCAAGCGTGGGGCGCAGGCTGGTCAGCCGCTTGTCTGCCTTGCGGTTCATGGCTATCCGATCAACCAAGCGACGATGCCACACACCACAGCCACCAGTGCCATAGCGATGTAGCCGCCGACGCGGTAGGCGGCCTGCTTGCCGTGGCTGTAGCCCAAGCGGTAGTCGGGACGGCTGTCCGCCTGTGTGCGGGGGAGGTTGTCCAGCTTGGCGAGTGTGCCCTGCATGCTGCGGGTCATGTCCGTCACCTCGGAGGAAGGCCGTTGCGAAGGTTGGACCGGACACAATAGCCGGGGCCTGACTTGTCCAGCTTGTCGACCATCTCCACTCGGACGCCGACCTTATGGCCGCGCCAGTGGTCCTGTATGCGCTGCGCCAGCTCTGCGGCCCCGTCGTAGGACAGTGGGTCAGCGATCCGGCCGGCTCTCGTGGACTTGCTGCCGGAGCTGGTGCGGGGGTATGGGGTGAGTTTAAGCATGACGGCACCTCACCATGCACGACGGCCAGCGAGGAACGCCGGCTGATTGAAGTGGATCAGCCAGAAGGCGGCCTGCAACACGGCGGGATGCGTCTTCATCGTCACCACTCCCTTGTGCGTTCAGCGAGCGTCTGCGCCAGTTTGTCCAGGCTGTCGTTCAGTCGGGCCGGGCCGCAGATCGGAGCGTCCGTGTTGACCGTGCGGCGCAGCGTGAGTGCGCCCGTGGCGTCAGACACAAGAGCGTCCGTCACGCTCAATGGACAGCCGTCGAAATGCCCGGCGGTCTTGCCGCAGTGGAGACAGGCGGGCATGGCTTCATCCCTCCTTGCCGGCGAATGCCTTCCGGGCTGTACGGGCGCGCTCCAGCACCGTGGGAACGTGGGAGCGAACGCTGGCAAACAGCGAGCGCAGACCAGCCTCATGCGGCCGGAGGTACGCCTCCCCCATCTCCTTGTAGAAGACCTTGAGGAAAGCGTCCGTGCCGTAGCCTGCTAGGGCATCAAGCGCCGCCGCCTCATCTTCACTGAGCGTGAAAGGCATCTCGACGTGTAACTTGGCGCGGCCTTCGATCTTCGCCATGCGTGGTCTCCTCGTGGTGGCGCAGCCACGACCCCGCATCGCTGGGGCACCGCCGAAACGGTCGCCAGCACGAGGAGTACAGGTCTGCGATGCTGCCCCGTGGCATGGGGCGGAAAGGGTCAGTCGTCGTCTCTGGCCGTGCCGTGTAGCGGCCTGCCGTGTAGCTCTGCCCACACACTGCCGTCCCGGTTGCTGCCCTCCACATAGCCGGGCACTCGTCCGCGGCTCACGCGGTCTAGCTCAGCGTCTAGGGCGCACGGCTCGCAAGTTGGAGCAGCTCGGCAGAACTCGCGGCAGTCGGTCATGCGTTTTCCTTAACATGATGCGAAAAAGCGCTTGACCATTGGTTCGCATCATGCGAAGTTATGGTCATGAACAACGCGGCGACGCCGCCAACCACGGAGCCACACAATGCAGAAGATCATCAACTCGGGCCGCCGCTCGGTCAGCATCACCGCCAACGACGAGAATGGCCCGTTCACCTCGTACCTGTATGTGAACTGCACCGGCTCTGACGCCTCCGGCCTTGGCAACTGCACCATGGTGTCCGCTAAGCACAAGTCCCTGGCTGGCGCCACCAAGTGGGCATCCAAGCAACTGGCCGCCTAACCGGAGGATGCGCGCCGATGTCTGCGATGAAGGCAGTGAAGCCCACCATCTCATTTGTCGAGTTTGAGCGCCGCTCCTCTGCCGTACTTGGCGGGCGCGGATGGAAGTCCCGCTGGTGCGAAGCTCTGGAATACATGCCCAGCCACATGAGCCGCGTTGCCAAGGGCGATAGCCGCTTGCCAGTTCCGTGGGTCGCCATCCTCGAAATGCTGGAGACATTGCCGCCGGATCAATGGCCGTTGCGGTGGCAGCGCTAGGCCGCCTTCCGCCGGGCATGCTCCGATAACGCGGCCCGGTGCTCTTCAAGCTCACGGAACAGGCGTTCGGCCTTTTCGTGGGTGATGCCGGGCATTTCCGCCACGATCAGCATCATCAGCTCCACCGCCTTGCCCATGGAGCCGGCAACCACGCCAACATGCTCCGTCATGCGCTCGGAGTGCTTGACCATGTGCTCCATCGTCGTGGCGTACTCGGTCAGAGCGCCGATGATGGCCCGCACGTCGTCAGATCCTGTCTCAGCGTCGCGTTTTCGCGCCTGCATCAACGGGACGTAGGACTTGCCAATCCAGGCCAAGCCGACGATACCAAGCATGATCACCGCCGCTATCTGCGCCATCGGGGACAGTCCCGCCACCGTGTGGAGGGTCTGTCCGGCTACCGCTGTCACTTGGCCGGGGTCAATGTCCATGGCTTCAGTCCTCTGGACCGGCCCCGCTCATAACGGCCCGGCGTGGTATAATCTCGGCATACAAAGCGACAGCAGCGGCATATTCGGGCTCTGCTTCGTCGGTGGCGGGTTCGTCAGGTAACGGGCCGTCTGGCGGGCTGTCCGGCATGGATGACCTCCGTCACCTTGGCTCCGACAGCGGCGCAGTAGCCTAGGGCCTTGCCCTGTGTGGCGAAGCTGGCGAGCGGAACGCCGTCATCCGGCACGTTCCGAACCTCCCAAGGGACGCACCAGTCAGAGCCGCGCACGATCTGCACTTGCCTGCCGCGCATCGGATCAACCGTTCCCCAAAACGACAAAGCGCCCGAACCTTCCGGCCGGGCGCTAGGCGCAATTCGTCACGCTAAGAAAGACATACGCTCAACTGTCCCAATGGGTCAAGCGAAAATGTAGTAGAGCGGCGCAACCGGGCTAAATTGATCGCTGCTGTTCGGAGTAGTGTGATTGGAACTCCGCTAGCTTGCCCGGCTCCCAACACGCAACTTCGGCAGCGGCAGAGTGCATCTGCCGCTCAAGCCAGTTGCAGTGCGGCTCTCGGACTCTGCACGCTTCCTCCAGCTTGTCGCGGGATTGTGCCGCAAGGTCGGCCGCCTCTCGGTCCAGCGCCGCAGCGGCGGCCAGTGCTTCAGCCTTGGTCATCACGCCGCCATCCTCCGGTCCCGCTTGATCCGGCCAAACCGCACATCGTTAAAGAGGTCCAGCGCGTCCCGCAGATATTCAGCCACCGTCTGCGTCTTCATGCCCCGCTGATGGGCGATGTCAGAGCATGTGATCCCGTCGATGATCACCGCCATGGGGAGCCAAGTGCGCCACCTGTTTCCGCCACGCTTGGCTCTGGCGTTGGCCGCCGCCCGCTCCGCCATGGCGTCTACCCAGTCAAGGTAATGTTCCTGAACCATGACGGCGTAGACGCTCTCGTAGTCGTCCTTGCCGCCGCCGAAGGTCTCGCCGTACGTCGCCACCCTGGCGTCCATGCCCCTGACGATGAAGTAATACGCCGCGCGAATTTCGCATGTGGCGTTGTACATGTCCTGAGTGATCTGGCCCTTGGTCAGCATCAGTAGGCAGTTGTCGGTTTGCAGGCGCTTGCGGGTCGGCGCGGTGCCCTTGTCAGCAGCGGCGCCAGACACCTTCACCCCGGCTTGCTTGTCGAGTTTGATGTCCAAAGCCCGCACCTCTTCGGCATCGGCCTGGATGATTTTGGCGATTCGGCTCCAGCAACGGCGGCGGCTGTCGTTCGCCACCTTGCGGGATGCCGACGCCTTCTTCAGCGCCTCCGTAACGGCTGCCGGGCCGTGCTTCTTGGTGACGAACTTCGTCCACTCCGCTTTGGTCTTCATGCGGCGCTTGCGGCGGGGCTTGGCGGTCTCTGCCGCAATGGCCGGCCGGCCTAAGTCGATGTCGTCAGGAACCGAAATACGAATGGCTGGCATTTCGCATCCTTGGCCGGAAAATTCGCGTTGGCGGATTGTACCATGAAACGAAACGCCGCCGAAGGGCTATTCTTTCGGCGGCGTGTATTCGCGCAACGCATCAGCGGCAGTGTCACGGGAAATGACCATGCCGCACTTTCCGTCTCCAAAGTCGAACCGGCACCAAGCGTCACGTTCTGTTAACTCTGTGACCGTGGCGTGATAGCCAGTGACTTTATCGACAAAGCGGGAGCCTACCTGTATACTGTTCACTCCGCAGCTTTGACGTAGTCAGTGGCAGTCCCGTCCTCATCGGAGGCGCGCGACATAGCCACTTCCTCGTCAATCTCCGCGATCACGTCCGGCCCGGCTTCCTCCCCCACAATGGCGCGGTGAAGGTCCAGCATGATCGCCCGATATTCGGCCTCCCATACAGGCCCGTGCATGGCGTCGATGCCAACAACCACATGGGCGACCTCATGAGCGATCACCCCAGGAACCGCAAACACCGGGATGTCCGACGACAGGACGATGGATGGCGCCGCCCCATCGTCCGGAAACATCGCATAGGCCGCGCCGCCCTCAACGTCATTCGCGAAATGCACCTCAACCGACAGGTCCGGGTGGCGCATGCTGATAGTTTCGAGCGTCGCCTTGATCGGATCGTGGTAGGTGATGGTCATCGCTCAGTCTCCGTCCTGTTCAGACCGTCCATCATCGCCGCCACCTCCCGTTTGGTGTCGGCGTCAGTCTCTTCGCGGCAGAGCTTGCCGAGTAGGTCCATGTCGATGCCGGGATGGTCGGCTTTGGCTGCGGCGTGGGCGGCCTCTACCCGGCGGCGGTGGGCGGTGTACCAGCCGTGGTCTTCCGCGATGTCCTGCGGGCTCAGCGGGGCGGCCGGCTGGCGGAGGACGGTCTCGTCGTTCGGATCGTGGTCACACATTGCCGGTTTCCTCCAGAGCGGCGCGGAGCATGGACGTGAACAGTTCCGCAGATCGCTTCCTGCCAACGTCGTAGACGGCTTCTATCCCGCTGCCGAATTCAAGAATGCCCTCGTCGTCCAGAGAGCGGCCAAGGAGCCTGACCTCCGAGCACCCCAACATCGCCTCTGTCGGTCCGGCCTCTAGCAGAGAGCGGAGAGCGGCGCGGGCGTCGCGGCGGTAAGCCTCATGCGCCACGTCGTCCAACTGGCTCCAGCGGTCGAACGACAGGTCGTTGTTGGCGAGCGCCCGCGCCATGGTGTCGATGATCGAGCGCTCAGCCATGGGTGGCCTCCGTGGTGGTGGTGCGGATGGCGTCGGCAATGTCGAGAGACACGTTCCGGCAACGATCCCAAATCGTCGGGTTCAGGTCGCGGCTGTAGGCGCAGAGCGATGCCATGTCGTCAGCAACCGCGGCGCAGCGGGCGCGCTCTGCCTCTACGGCCGCACGGATGGCGGAGGCGATGACACGCTGCGCTATGCCGTCGTCGGGGAGGGTCAGGAAGGTCGCCACGTCGTGCGCCCGCTGTTCAGGGGATAGGGGCTCAGCCATGGGACTGGCCCTCCGTGCGATCCGTCACGCGCCAGTCGTTGCCATAGACGTTAATCGTGGTGTCTCGGCGGAAGCACAGGGCGGCGGAGACCATCCCTCCAGCCGCCAGCACGGAGGCGCTGATTTGCAGTTCGCCGGGCATGCGGAAGAAGGCCATGACGGCGCACGCCGCGATGAATACGCCCACAATCCACAGGCCAGCGGTTGCGGCGGCTTTCAGCCAGCGGGTCAGGCGCTCTAGAGCGGAGCGGGCGTCAGTCATGGCGTCGCCCCCTCATGGTCGATGACAAAACCCATCCGACCAGAACTCCGAGCAAGAACGTGGCGATTTGGGACATGAAGAAAAGCTCAGCCATTCGCATGCTCCTTCGCCTTGAACTCAGCAGCGGCCATCGCCACGCCAGACGGATCACGCACGAGCATCTCGCCAGCAATCAACAGCTTCTCGGTGTACGACAGGCTGCGGAGCTTCGGCGGCACACCGTCCGTAGCGCGGCGGATCGCATTCATGAACTCGCTGTAGGTGGACGGGCGGTCGGCGGCGGCGCCAAGCGTGATGGCCGCAGCTTCTTCGACCATGGCGGCAAAGGCAGACTGACGCCCCTCTTCGCGAGCGGCTTCCACGGCCTGCGCCTGCCCGGCATCCCACGCCATCTTCACCACGTCGTTCTCGCGGACGGCAAGGTCATCCAGCATGTCAGCAGCCCGACCAATCAGGGCGTAGGTCGCCGCGCCGTCGAAGCACATGGTTTCGTCGGTCAGCGCCCGAAGTTGCGCCGCAATGCCTTCCGGTGTCTCCGCTTGCATTTCAGCGCCGTTCCCGGCAAATTCATCAACAGCCATCGTTGAACTCCCGTTGTTCATCATTGGTCAGGGCCGCTTTCGGTGTTCGAGCATCGAAGTGGCCCGCTTCATTTCTGCGCCTGGATTGTAGCACAACTTGCGGCGCTTGAAGAGTAAAACTGCAACCGCCCCGCTTTTCCCTTCGCTGCATTATGGCACGCTTGCCGCAATGCTTTGCGAAGTCTTAACGCGGCGCCGTCGCCAATCCGCCACTTTGCCAGCCAGCCGGGCAGACTCATTAGCGCGTCGCTGAGTGGCCTCCGCCCTTCCAGGCTACATGGGTAGCGGCCACACCCTCAGACCGCATCCAGCGACGCGATATGAGGGGCGGAACGCATGTTCAGGCGGCTGCCTCTGCCTGTTCCTCGAAGAACCGGACGAAGGGCACGAACTTCCCGAAGCGAGCGGACAGCTTGTCGGTCTCGATGACAGTCCGCTTTGCCGCCCCGTGGATGCTGGAGACGTTCAGGACCGGCTTGCCGTCGCGGAGCACGGTCATCGGCTGGTCAGCGTGTCCGGCTTCCTCCAGCTTGCGGCACAGAGCCAGGACGGGCGTACGGTGGGTGACGGCGATGCCAAGGGCTTCGGCGGTGTCGTCGCCGGTCAAAGTGGCTGTGATCATGGTTTCCTCGTTGTTGTGAATTTCGTCGATGTTTGCAGGCGGGCTTCTGGCGGCATCGGCACAGAAACTCGCACCCCCACTTACCGCCTTGGCAGCGTCACGCCCCTCTGCCCCTGATACCGCCCTGCCCTGTCGGCATAGGTCGTGGCGCATGGCATGCCCTTCACGAACAGCACTTGGGCGATGCCCTGCCCGGCGGTCAGCAGCAAGGGGCGGGGAGATTGGTTGTGAAGCTCCAGGGTGACTTCCCCGTGCCATCCGGCTTCGAGCACCGTGTTCTGAACCGACAGGCCGCACCGCGCCCATGAGGACTTGTCGCAAACCAAGCCCGTCACGTCGGCCGGCATGCGCAGGTACTCTGCCGTCACGGCCAGCACGAAGGCGCCTGGATGCAGGACGAACGTATCGGCCTCAGTGCGCATCACGTCGGCTTCGCTGATCGTGTCCGGCGACAGAGCCCAGCCGGTCGGCTTGATCGTCACGAACTCCCGGCCAAGCCGCACATCGTAGCCGTAGCTGGAAAGCCCGTAGCTCGTCCCGGCCTTCCGTACCTGCCCTTCCTCGAAAGGCTCGATGATGCCGGACAGGGAGATTTCGGTGTCACAAAGCAGCATGGTCAGCGGTTTCCTTCGTGGGTGGAGTTCTTGGCCGCGGTGGTCATGCTGCGCCTCCAGCGGTGGCGAGTTTGGTTTCGACCGCATGACGCATACGCGGCGGCGGGCGGTTAACGGCGACGAAGAACAGACCGGCCAGGAAGGTCAGCGACGCCACGTCGCCCATCGCATACCGCAGCACGTACTCACCAACGGCAATGGCAAGCAGGCTGATGATCATGCCGGCAGCGGCAGAAAGCGTGCAAAGCGAGCGGAACATGAAGTCCCGCGCCCGCTCCGGGTTCATGCCGGTCGATTTGCTGCCGTCCATCCGGTTGGCTTGGTGGGCGTAGATCGTGTTCAGCAGAAGGACCAATCCGCCGAACAGCGCCGCAGCGTAGGCGTCACGTTGCAGGTTCATCGCCAGCCTGGGGATTTCCACGGCTGCACTGGCGAGAAACAGGTTCGTCGCCAGACGGTACGGAGAAACGCCCGCACGGCTGGACAGCCAGTCCGCACAGGGTTGCGCTACCCGGTCGATGAGGTAGGCGTCGATCCGGTGAAGGAGGGTCATTGCTGGTTCTCCCAGGGCTGAAAGAGAGGGGCGGTCAGGCGGCCATGTCCTGTTCAGCGATTGCGCAGAGGATCGAGCACTCGAAATCCTGTTCTTCGGAGATGTTCCCGACGCCCTCCGGAAGCTCGTCGAGGAAAATCCGCTTGCCGTTCAACTCCACGAGTCTGCACCCAATCTCACGGGACTGGCGGGCGCGGCTTTCGAAGTAGTCCGGGAACCACTGGCGCGTGAGGTTCCAGTACCCAGCGCCTTTCGACTTGACGCATCCCCGGCAATTGGCGTTCGGAAAGCCCATCTTGTACATTGCGTGCCGTTCGATACCGGCGCGCTCTATCAGGGCGTGGCAGTCGTTCTTCGACAAGCCGGACGAGATCAGCGGAGTTTCAAGGATTACGTCAAAGTTCTGCTCGCGGAACCGCTTGGCCCGGCGGCGCTCTTCCTCCGTGAAGCCGAAAACCTGAATGTCGTTCGGCCGCTGGAACTCGTAGCGAGGCGCCTTCTTCAGCGCCCCGGTGCAAGTCGCGCCAGCAACGCCGCTCATGTACCGCTTGGCGGCAAAAACCTCCTCGCAGCTTCCGTACTCGTCGCTGCGCAGGTTGATGACCGGGTGAGCGAACCAGCGGGCACAGTCAGCAGCGAACCGCTCACCGTCCGGGTGTTCGTCCGACACGACGATCCGGGCTATCACGACTTCGTGGGTGTCGCGGTATTTGGCGAGCGCCAGTTTCGCGGCGACGGCAGAGGCAGCGCCGCATGAGAACCAGACGACGACGCGCTGTGTGGTGGTCATTGGGCTTGCTCCCAGGGCTTGGGGATGCGGCGGAAAGCGCGCGTCTGTTCCTGCACTCGCTGAATAGCGGCGCGGCGGTCGTCGTCTTCGGGGCGGAGGTCGGAGCGGTCGGTGGGCATGGCCTTCGGAGCGGCGTCCAACTTGCTCACCGCCTCCACCATCGCGGCAGCGGCGGCGATCTCTTCCGGCGTGCGTTGGCGCGGCGGCTCCGGCAGGCGCGGCGCGGCCTTCACCTCCGCTGTCCGCAGCCGGCGCAGCGCGTGTCGCCGTTCTGCCAGTTCGTCCAAGATCGGGGCGCGAAGCTCCGCCGGCTTGGGAAAGAACTTCAGGTTCAGCCGGGCGTTCTTGCACGCCTTCTGCACCAGATCGAGCGGCACCCCCTCGAAGGCTTCTAGGTAGTCGTCCACCTTGCCTTCCCAATCGGCCGGCGTGCCATGGACGGCCAGAACGCGATCCAACTCCACCGCTACCGCCCGAATGTCCGCCGGCATCAACGCGGCCTCATGCTGGACGATGGCGTTGCGGACGGTCTCAATCGAAACCGGAACAGCCTCGTTCGGTTGCCAGTTTTCGAGCCACCGCACCGGCAAGCGCGTCACGGCGGCGCTCAACTGCGTGTTCTGGGGCTTCGCGGGTAGCTGCGGGACGTGTTGCATTCGGGCGGCCCTCCGGCATTGGGCGGTTGCGTTCAGCAAGTGCGTTGGCGATGCGGGCATCGAAGAACTTCAGGGAATTGGGGGGCGCCAGTTTCGCCCCGGCGAACTCCCGGCAGACGGCTAGGAAGACCGGCCGGCAGAGTTCGGCGTCGGCGCCCGCGGCTATCCAGCGGTCGGCATAAAGCTTGTCGGTGGAGTGCGGGTACGCCCGGCGCATGTTCTCACCGAAGGCGGCAATCCGTTCGGCGTCGAATGCTTGGATGATTGCCACTGCCGGGTTCAGCGGGTGCGGTCGCGTTACCTCCACACCATCCTCTACGTAAGTAGATTGTGGTTGTGGTTGTGTTAGCCCCATGCTCGTCTTGTCGGTTACCTTGCGGCTCACCTCCAAGGTCGCCTCCAAGGTGTCCTCATCGGTGTTTCCGGCGCTTGCCTCTTTGGTCGCCTTGGCGGCGTCCTCCATGGCGACCTTGGCGCGGGCCGCGGCTTCCTCGCGCTCCCGGCGGGCGGCTTCACGGGCAGCAATGGCGGCGTCAGATTTCGCCTTGGCCTTGGCATACCGCTCCCCGGCATTCGCCATCTCGGTATCGACGCGGGTGTGACGCCACATCCCGTCCGCCACCTCGAAGAAGCGTTCCAGCACGCGCCGCACCGATGCCCAGCGGTCAACCGACAGACGGGTGATGGACGCAAGCTGTTCGTCGTCGTCCGGCAGAGGCTCACCGCTCCGCCAGTATTCCATGATGAGAAGCAGGTAGGCCCCATGGCCTTCCGTCGTCAGACGGCCGGTGTCAGCGAGGTAATCGCCGATGTAGAGGGGCATCCATGAGTCAGGTCGCTTCATGGATCGCCTCCGCTTCCTCAGATGCGCCAATCCGTGCCATTTCAGCGCTGAGGAAGCTCATCACTTCGTTGGCGCATGAACGCGGGTCAGCCCAAATCTCACTTCCGGTGAAGCGGAAGACGCGGTATCCGAGTGCAGTCATCTCACGGTCGCGGCGCCGATCCCTCTGCGCCTGCTGTTTCGTGCGCTCGTGGAAGTCATGACCATCGCATTCGACCACCACGGTTACAGGCTTTGCATTCTCAGATGCGACGCCAACCACGATGAAGTCCGCTCGGTATTTTCCGATCTTCTGCTGTTGGAAAATGAAGGCTCCTGCCTTCATGGCCGAACCGCAGATGATTGAACGCATGTAATCGTCACACTGCATATTGGTGACGACATTTGCCATGAGGTTGCTGAACCAGAACTGCCCTTCGATGCGAACCGGGCATGACGCAAGAGAAAGCGCCATCATCTTTTCAATTTCGCTTTCACATTGCCTTTCAATGACGGTCAAGAAGTGGTGACGGAACGTGTTGGCGGTCAGCGCTCCGACAGCTTCGGCGCATTCATCACGAACCTGAGAAAGACGATCATCGGTCATGCCGCCCTCCACATGCTGGACGCAGCCCGGCGGAGCGCGGCGCGCACGTCCTGCCACGACGGATGGTGAGTGGTGACAAGGCGGAGCGCGGCGGCAGCATCGCCAGCGGTGAAGCCGCCAGCCACGAACCAAGCGGTCTGTTCATCGGCGACGTACCGGACAGATGACCGTCGAGACTGTCCAGGCGATTGGATTTTCATCGTAGGCACCCCCTTGGAAGCGGCAGCACTCACGCCACATACGTTGAATACGAAACCGGCGCGAGTTACAATGGTGCGCTTGGTGAGTTTAAAATAGCACATGGGGCATGAGCATGCAAACAGAGGCTTGCACCACCCGCCGGTTGTTGCTCAGGATCGCGCCCATGGTTACGGGACGACAGATCAGGGCTGCCATCTACTTGCTCGGCTGGAACCTCAAGCGGGTTTCCGAACGCTCCGGCGTGCCGTGGGCCACGGTCCAGCGGATGCAGGCCGATGACGGCGTTCCCCGGCAGATGTACGAGAAGGTCGCCGCCGTTCAGCAGGCACTTGAAGACGCTGGCGTCGAGTTCATCGAAGACCGCGGCGTTGCGCTCAAGAAGGACTGGCACGACGCCTAGCCCCCGCTCATCGCGGGGGTTTTGGTGTGTGGACATTAGGCGGCCTCCCCACCGAAGAGGGCTTGCTGTACGGGCTTGGATGCCGGGGGAGCGACAAAGAGGTCGGCTTGACGCTGCGCAGCCTCAATCCGCTTGCAAGCTGTGGCGAAGTGCTGAGGGTTGATCTCCACTCCGACGAACCGTCGCCCCGCACGCACCGCCGCAACGCCATGGCTCCCGCTCCCCATGAACGGGTCAAAGACGGTCTTCCCAGGAACCGCCTCAATGATTGCCTGGACGAGGCCAACGGGCTTTTCCGTGGGGTGAACGCGGGACGAGGCGCTGACAATCGGGTGCGTCAGGACGGTGCCCATACCCTTGTCGAGCATTTCGGACGCCGTCCCGACCGACGCAAAAACGATGTGCTCATGTTGGTTGCGCCAATAGGCGCCCATGCCGAAATGGCCCTTGTCCCAAACGAGGCAGTTGTTGACACGGAACCCGCACGCCTCAAGCATCCCATAGACGTTGGGCGTCTGCCGCCAGTCGATGAAGACGTAGGCGTGAGAGCCGGGCGCCAGATGGCTGCGGATCGCGGTGAAGGTGGAGCGAATGAACCAGTTGAAGCCCCACGTTGTCATAGCGTCATGGCTGAACCAGTCCGCGTCTTCCATGCTCCGCAGCATGGCGCCGCGCACCTGCCTTTCTGCATCGCGACGGGCGCCCGACGAATAGGGCGGGTCCGTTATGACAATGTCGAAGCTGCCCGGCCCCATCGTCTCCAGGGCTTCCGCTGCATCCCCGCAGAACAGCACGGCATCGCCAATCTCAACGCGCTCCATGCTTAACCTCCTTGGCGATGATGCCGGCGACGTGCCGTCCGTGGTGGGTGTGGGAGAGGCTGCTGAAGGTGCAGCCGGGCGGTATGGGCTGGCCGTGTGGCAGGTAGCTCACGATCCATTCGGTGGGGGCCATGGCTACGCGGCCTCCCGGATCGGGTGGGCAGCGGCGAACCCATACAAGCCAAGCGCCGACATGCGGTCTTCGATGACCGGCACCATCTGTCCGCCAAGCTCGATAGCCTGCACGTAGGCGCCTTCCGCATCCTCTGACCGGGCGATGCTGTCTATCTCGTCCAAGACCATGGCGACCGCATCGGACAGGGACGAGTTGGCTTCGAAGGACATGTGCGGCGCCAGAGACAGCAGCGGATGCACCCAAGAGCACGTCGCCAGCATGGCCGGCAGAGTGCGGTCTGAGACCTGACGGTTGAGCGCCAGCTTCGCCACAGCGATAGCGATCTCCCGCCCCTTGGCCTGCATGCCGGCGGGAAGGCCGCGGAACGGCGTGGCAGTGGCGACAACGGTACAGTCGTGGGCCACGCTGAACACGGCGCGCTCGCGAGCGTTGGGCGTTCCACGGGTCAGCAGGCGGACCAGAACGAGGTTGAGCATGTAGACCGGGACGGCTTGCTCGATCCGCTGGCGCAGCTCGGGCACACGGACCCAGGCAGACGGGATTTGGTAGTCAGGGCTGGGGAGGCGGCGGGCCTTGCTCATTGGACGGCCTCCAGGGCAGGCGCAGCGCGGCGCGGCGTGCGCTCAATGGCTTCTTCAATGTCGATTTGCGGGAACTCCACGATGATCCGGCCGCCAAGGGCAGCAGCCCAGCGGAACAGCGTCTCCACGTCAGGCAGCGCAACGCCGCCCTCGTAGCGAGACACCGCGCCCTGAGACCTGTCGATTGCTGCGGCCAGTTCGTGTTGCGGCTTGCTCTGGCGCGCCCGCTCCCGAGTGAGGATATTCACGACGCGCATTAAGTCGTTTCCGGCGGCCATGGTCAGTCCTCCATCCCGAGAGCCTCGGCATACAATTCGAGGATGGCGCGCTGTTCCTGACGGTCGGCTTTATCCATCTTGCGGAGACGGATTATCTGCCGAATGATCTTGTTGTCGAAACCAGTGCCCTTGCTTTCGGCGTAGACTTCCTTGATGTCCTCGCTGAGCCCGCGCTTCTCTTCTTCCAAGCGCTCAATGCGCTCAACGAATGACTTGAGCCTATCCGCGGCAATGCCGCCAACGTCCGTGGTCATGCTGTCTCCATTTGCTTGATGGTGACGCGGCAGCCGTCCACTTCGCCGAAGCTGCAATGCAGCTCGCGCACGACATCTGGGCCGTCGTCACGAATGAGTCCGAGGCTCACCAGGAGGTCCAAGGGAGCCTTGTTTAGGTTGTCGAGGTCGGCTCGCCTCTTCCCATGCACGATGGTCACGACAACCGGACCATGGACCGGCTGCGGGCGTTGCGAGCGGACGTGCCACCCTGCCTTTCGCTTCCAGTCCTCGTAGTCGGAAGTCGGCACGCGACCCTTGCGACCAGCGTTCTTAAACAGGTTGTTGACGCTGGGAGGGGCCGGCATCGTGACGGAGAAGAGGCTCGCCATGGTCACGCCCCGTAGATGCTGGACACGGTGAAGGCGGGCACCGGCAGGCCGACTATCCGGCCGTCTCGATTGCTCGTCTCAGCCCGGCGGGAGTTGGTCGGAAGCGCCACGCGGACGGCGGCAAAGGCGGAGAGGAACAGAGCGTCGCCGATGATCGTCGGTGTCGGCTCATCGTCTTCCTCATCGTCAGTGACCACGCTGGCGGCAACCTGCGCAGCCCGCTGTTCTTTCTTCCTGAGTTCCCACAGGCGCTTGGTGATCGTGACGCGCGATGCGCCTGACCGCTCCGCCATTTCCTGCCGGCTCATGCCAACGGCCTCCCACTTGATCAGGTCGGCGTCGGTGACAAGCTGCTTGTGGCCGCCGCGCGTCACCGCCGGGAGGCCCATGTCCTTGCGGATGTGGCAGATGGCAGACTTCGACACGCCAAGGCGCTCGCCAATCTGGACATCGCTCATGCCTTGCGAGTGCATCTCAGCAATCAGAGCGCGGCGGGCATCGTCTTTTGCGGGCATCATGCAATCTCCCGGCCGGCGCTGTCGAAGCGGCGGACTTTGTGCATGGCCGCGGCGATGGACGCGCGGTCACGCTCAGTGACGGTGGGGGCGGCGTGGTTGGGGTAGACGGTCGGGCGGATCGTCGCCCAATTGCCGCGCTGTTTCGGGCGGGCATCCACTTCGGCGACAGTCGGCGACCAGTTACCAGGCAGGAATGGGTTGGCGGTGCAAGCGCGTCCGGCCATGGCTCACCCCACCCAAGCGGCTTTGGAGCCGAGCAACTGCGGGAAGTTGGACTGGTAGCCGGCCGGCGGCAGTTTCGTGACCTTCTTCACCGGAAACGCGGCGATCTGAGCGGCCATGTCCTCCGGAACCGACCGGTTGAAGTTGGCCCGCATTTCGGCCGTGATGGTCGGGCCGGCAAACTCCTTGCGCAGCGCATGGCCCGGCGGGTTGTGCGGCACGTCGCAGGTGATCTCGCCACGGCGGCGGAGCTTCTGGACGGCGTCCTTGACCTTGGCGACCTCCGCCTGCGTCTTGCGCGCGATCTCGGTGATCGTCATGCCGGGCTGGAACACCAGCCGAATGCGGGCGCGGAGCGGCGCGTTCTGATCGGTGGCGCAGAGTTCTTTCTTGGTAGCGTTCTTGGGCTTCGTCATGGCAGATCGTCCGGGTTCGTTTCGCAGCGCCACGCATCAGCGGCGCGGTCAGTGGGGGATGGGGAGGAAAACGGCGGGGAGGTCTGCTGCCCCTCCCCGCCAGTCTGCGCCGGGTGGGGAGGCTGGCTAGTCCCGGCGGGTGGTGTTTCGTGGGTCATGCGGCGGCCTCCGGGCGTCCGCGACGCGCCAGCTTGGCAATCAGTCGGCTTGTTGCCCCAGCCGTTCGGACAGCGAGAGAAGCGCGTTTGCCATCCGCACCAGAAGAAGCCGCAACTTCCCTTTCCACGATGCGCTTCTCTTCGTTCGCGGCCCGTTGGCGCGCGAGGTATTCGCGGACGGCAATGTGTTCGGCATGTGCTTCTCTGGCTGCCAGTGGGTGAAAGACGGTGGCGACAAACTCCATGCCGAAGACCGCAGTCATCCGGCCGATGTGCCGCAGGCTCCAGGGCCGCTTTTCCTCCACCAACCGCTCCGCCTGCCGCTCGCTGATGCGCAGCACCGCAGCGAGATTGGCGGCGACCTTGAACGGCCAACGCTTGCGAGCGAACCGAACGGCGCCGGCCGTAATCACCATGCCGTCGTCATTTCCCGACACGGCGCGACGGGGGCTTTTCGTGGTCATAGCGCACCCCCCGGAACATACTTTCCGCAGCGCAGAAACACGGAGAGGAAGCCATGAGCGAGGCGGGAAGCGAGCGGATCGGTCAGCCGCACAAGTCGCGGAAGGGCACCAACGAAGAACGCTTGGTCGCCTGCATCATCCTCACCCTGGAAACGCTGGGGAGCATCACCAACCGCGCTCCAGAAGCCGAAGGACTGGCTATCGCCGTGGTCGATACCTTCGGAAAGAAAGGCTGAGCCATGGGCATGATCGTCGCCATCGACACCCCGCCCTGCCCCGCCAACGGCCTGGAGCGTGCGCAGTGGCACCGCAGCCAAGCCAACTACCACCAGATCGGCGGGTGGCTGTGGTGCAAGTACATGGCTACCGCCATCTGCATCGAACTGAGGTACCAGCGGGACAATCGTGAACCGACGTTGCCGCTGACCAACCCCATTGATGCGCTGGTCTACGCCACGATCCTGCGGCAGGCTGCGGCCGATGAAGAGGCGCCCGATGCCCGCAACGAAATGATCGGCTGGGCACGGCACCTGGAGAGTTTGGCTATGGGGGAGCATCTCACAGCCCCCCGACAGTAAGGGAAGCGACGTGGACGACCCGGTACAGGCCATAGGCGGCAAAGGCCGCGCCGATCAGGCAGACCAGGGACACGGCCTTAAGGCCAATCCAGGCGAGGCGGAGCTTGATGTCGTCTGTCATGGCTCAGCCCTCCACGCGGCGGGAGAACCACCAGCGGGCGGCCTCCACACGGCCGGAAACGCCGATCTTCTTGAAGATCGCCCGCGCCTTGGATTTCGTGAGGCTCTCGCTGTCGCCGGTCACATAGGCGATGTCGCCGTAGGACCGCGCCGCATAGAGGTTGCGCAGGAACGACGCTTCTTCCGGGGTAACTTCGACGTCCTTCCCGACCGCGCCAGCCGGACGCACGATCGCGACCAGGGCGCATCGGCTGTAAATGCCCATCTTGCGCATGGCGGCCTTCAAGTGGACCTTCACCGTTGCCTCGGTGATGCCCATGCGCAGGGCGACTTCCTTGTTGCCAAGGCCAGCAGCGGCCCAAATGCAAGCCATCCGCTCACGGCCGGACAAGCCGGTGAACAGCGCCGTGGGATTGCAGGCCGGCGGGGCCGCGTGGTTCGTGACGCCGCTGATTGCGTAGGGCTGTGGAAAGGACCAAGGGAGGATGACAGTGGCGTCCATCGGTCAGCCCTCCGCCTTGGCGATGGCGTCAACCACGAGCCGATGCGTCGCCGTGCCAGCCATGCCGGCAGTCACCATCTCGTCATGTACCGCGTTCAAAGCGGCCAGCATCACGTCGGCAGCGGCAAACAGCTTGGCGGTTTGCTTGTGCTCACCCCAGTTCGTGTTCATGAAGCAGAGGGCGGACGGGCATTCGTCCTTGTTGCTCAGATCGGACTTGGCGTAGACGCCCAGCGTCTCGGGCGGGAAACCCTCCATATCCATGTCGCCGACGGCGTGGAGCTTCTTGACCACGTACGGGCCGGGAGTGTGCTTGCTCATGGCTCACACCCCCATCAGGGCGGCCAGACCGGCGGAGGCAGAAATGCCAACCACCAGCAACGAGCCCGCGATAAAGGAGAGGGTGCCCATCCCACAGAGACGGTCGTCTACCGCCTGTGCGATCTCGACCAGGGCGGCGTAGAGCGAGTATTCTTGCGGAGTATGGTAGTCTTGGGGCATGATGTGCTCCGTCAGTTGATGAGACTAGCGCCGGCCGCTCGGGGTGCAATCCGTGGCCGGCGTTCGTCTGTGTGGGGGTTAGTGCTTCCCGCCGTCGATGGCGAACAGGCCGCCGATGGGCTTGCTGTCAGCCACCAGCTTGCGGATCAGGTGATCGCCGCCGGACAGGCGCCATTCGTGCGCAGCCGCCAGCGGGTAAAGCTTGGTCCCGCGAACGTCACGGCGGATGACGTGGCCCTTGGCTTCGCAGTGGCGGGCAAGGGAGTTGCTGATCGCCCGGACGATGGGACGCCGGCCAGCCTTCGGCACCTTCGCCTCAATGGCGATTTGCAGGGCCGGGACAGCATCGACAGCCGCAACGCGCGGATCGGCGGCAAGCTGGGCGGCGATGATCTGTGGCGCCAGTTCAGTCAGCGCATCCTTGATCTGCTTCCCGACTACTGCCTTGACGATGCCGCCCAGCGTGGACGCGTCGAAGCTGGGAGCCGGAACCGTGCGCGCTTCCTCCAGCCAGATGTAGTACCGGCGGATGAGCCGTCCCATCTCGTTGTTCTCGACCATGGCAAGCTCCTTCGCCATGTCGAGAGTGAGGCGGTACGTGACCGCATTGTGTCCGCCGCGTGCAACTTTATTGCTCCCCAATTCGGGGGAGCAATATTCTTTCGCGGCAACCCGTTCGAAGTCGATGCCCTCACGGAAACCGTACTTGCTGATGCGGCCTTCAACCCACGTCGTGAAGTCGCGGCCGACACCGAGACCGGCGTGAAGCTGGCGGGCATCCGCAACGCCGATGACGGTCCTGCCGCCGATCAGCACGTCCGTAGCCGCGCACAGCGTCGCGATCTCTTGGAACTCTTCGGGGATGAGCGCGATGTCGCGCCCGGCGGAACGCTTGCTCATGCTGCGGCTCCATGGTGGGAGTGGGATTTGCGGCCCCGGCCGGGAGGAGCCTCTTGAAAGAAGTCGTCAGCACTGAGCGGCAACCCGTTGGAACGGGCGGCGCCGAGCAACTGCCGCTGCCGGGGGGCGGGGATTTCGCCGTTATCCTTCCAGCTTTGGACGGTGGACGGCGTGAGGCCGAGGAGCCGCGCGACTTTTCGCGTACCGCCAAGGCCCTCAATGATGTTGGTTGCGTACGACATAAGCGGACTGTACGACAGATGCGTACGAGCGTCAACGCACAAATCGCATGGACGGCGTGCGAGTTATTCGCACAGGATGCGGGCATGGAAAATACGGAAGACAGCGGCGTTTCAAGCGTGCCCGCGCGCCTTCGGGCTTTGCGCGAGCGGGCCAAGCTGTCCGTGCGCGAACTGGCGGATGAGCTTGGATGGGCGCACTCCACCTATTCCACATACGAAGGGCGCTTCAAAAAGCCATACCTGCCGGTAGACAAGGCCCGGCAGATTGCCGACGTTTTGGTCAGGCATGGCATCCCGGCGGCCGAAGTGCTGGAACTGGCCGGCGTCTTTGCGGCAGAAGAAGCCGGGGATGGGACGGCCCCTATCCCGTCAGGTAACATGGTACCGGCAGACTATGTGGCCGTTTCCGTGATCGCACTTCTCGACACTGCCGATGAGTGGCGCGGCCAGATGACCAACGATCAGATGGGCAACGGCGTGGCCCTATTCTGCCGCTGGTACGCCGATGAGGCGGCTCTAGGCCGCCAGCCCCAGCGGCTTACCTTACAGAACGCCAAGTCTCTGATGGGGCTTTTGCGCCAGAGCGGCGCGCTGCTGACCGCCTGAGAAGATCGAGCGCAACAGAGCCAATCGTTCGGCTTGGCTGCGCTCATCCCGCCCGCTCGCCAGTGAGTCTATCACCCGCTGGTCCATGACTTCCCGATCCTCATTTTCTGGCGCAGCAAGCCGCACTTGAGACCCCATCATCTGCCGGCACTCATTAGAACAAATTGTGAACATAGTCGCAACGGCAAGAGTTGCGCCCTAATCGCGCATCTCGCATTTTTCTAAAATTGCAAGCGATAAGCCGCAAAGCCGACTGTAGCGCTGCGACAATAGGTGCATACCCCAGTGTGTCCGTTGACGAACATTGGCGTGATCCGTGCTTTTATACCCCGGCCCCTAGGAGGCGGGACAGGTGAGCCAAAGCCCCAGCGCGCATGGGCGCTGCGACGATACCCTGGGCGAAGCACGACTTTCGCTAAAGGCGCTCCGGTCAGTTAGCCGCTGACCGGGCGCCCTTCCACCGGCTGGGTAGCGGCGGAATGCCTGTATAATAGTCAGATATTACCAATCGGTGTACCACGTTTCGGTTACACCGCCGTAACGTTGCATAAGCGAGTATGCAGGATGGGCGCGAACTGACCGTGGTGGCGCCAGTAGACACCAAACAATCACTGCAAAATGCCAACGTTTGCAGGCATTAGGCCAGTTTGATTTGCAAGATGCAAATTGACCAAATGTGACGTGCGGCAGGTTGTCGCACGTCACGGCGGCGCCGGATTAGTCTGTGCCGATGCTGGCTTGGCTGTCGTTGAATGGGAGATAGAGAGTGTCGTCATAGCGTGGGTAGATCTCGTTGAGCTTGCTCATGAAGTCAGGCCACGTCTTTGACAGCTTCATCAGAACCTTAACGCCCTCCAGCAATTCCTTGAGCCTTGGCTTGCCCTCCTCCGGGGTGAGGTACTGCGTCAGCTTCTGGGTCGGCTTCCCGCGCTCGTTCCTTCTAACCCGCTCGTGCAAAGCGCCGCGCACGCCAGGGGCCAGCCGGTCGTAAATGTCGTTGGTCCAGTGACCGATAACGCCTGGACGAGCCGTGCTTTCCGGATTGAAGGGCCATCCATTAAGGCGGAAAATGTGCCTGTAGAACTCAAGGTCGAACATTGACACCCACGGCAATGCGTCGGCTCTGACATGCTTTTCGATGCTCTTGAGGATCGCCTTCTTTTTCCGAAGGTCCTCAAAGCCGGTTGCCTCGTCAATGAGGTCTTCAATGGCCTTGTTGGTTAGCGCCTTGAGAAGATTTCGGCAAGCTATGCCAATGTGCTCTTGGCTCGGGAGAAGCTTCTGCGCCGCTAGGGCGTCTTGGTAAACCCAGCACACTTGGGGCAGCAGAGAGGCGCGGTAACCAAACGCCTTCCCCTGATATCCAGGGCCTTTGAGCGGGACAAATTCGAGCGGGGTTGTCGACTCAAGTAACTCATTGGAAATAAAGCGCTCTAGGTTCTTTGCCCGCAGAAAAGCGGGCTTCCCGTCGACCGAAGCGCCCTCCCCACCTTTTGCCTTCCCGGCCCTGCCGATTGCGGTCAGAAAACCCTCTTGGGTGAAGAGCCTTGTGTTGGCCTCATCCTCCAGTACGGCGCACGGCAGCTTCACATCGCCGATCTTCAGCACGCCTTCTGCTATCGCCTTTGGCAGCCCTTTACTGTGACGAGCGATGGCCGCCCTGCGGGCAATAGCGCTCCGCTCTTCTGGGGTCAGAGCGTTCTTTCGAGCGATCCCGCCGGCCACACCTTTTCTCTCAGACAACCGCGCCTCCGTGCTTGCGTGAAATTCTGGCAAGAATGTGCTTGCAAGAAGGTCAGCGCAAGCACGAAGTTGCGAGGTAGGTTGGCAGAGCCGTTGCGTAGCCCCGCCGCCCGCTCATTGGTATCCCTTCGCGGCCATGCATGCCGCCGCCGCTTTGTTCCGGTAAGCCATCTCCATGAGCGGCCCGTCACCGCGCTGCATGCTCTGCTGCACCATGACCGGAACTTCGTAGTTGCATTGAGCGATAGCCGCCTCCACCGGCATGCTGGCCCATGACTGCTTTACCCAATTCCTAGAGCTTTGCTGCGACACCGCCGGGTTCCCTAGTGGGGAGTAGCAGGCCGCCAGCATCACGATTGCGGCCCCTAACGCCGCGCCCTTCCATAAATCCATAGACAGCCTCCTTACATGCACGAACGCGCGAGCCATGACGGCTGAGCGCAACCGATTATGTCACCCCCACTTTTTTGCATCTGTACGATTTTTGCGTTTGACCATCGTACGCAACTGTCGTACAGTCAGGTCATCGGAACAACGGAGCGCACCGCTCCACACCGGGGGCCGAAATGACCGCCAACATTTGCTGCACGCAGTCCGCCGCGGACAAGTTCATCAAGCTCAACTCGGAAAGCCCGATCATCGCCGCCGAATGGCTGACGTCTGACCGTCGCCGGATCGCCACGCGGGATGACCACGAAGACGCGACGTACCTGCGCTACCACTTCGCCAATGGCCGCCGGCTCACGCTTCACAAGGCCGCTCATGCCGCCGTTCACGCCGCCGGCTATGCCCCGGTCTGGGGCGCCTGACCCTCCCCCACGACAATCCATAGAGGACGACACCCATGAGCGCCATCACCACCCCGGCAGACTACATCCCGCGCCGCGACGGCACGTTCCTGCCGGACGCCGCGCTCTCCAACTTGCGCCACGCCGCGCTGAGCGCTTGCGCTGAGTACACGGTCAAGGACGACCCCTTCGGCTTTCAATACCGCTGCGAAGCCTGTGGAGAGAAGGGCGACCACCCGTACACCATCGACCATACCGACAAATGCTGGATGGGCGCGATCTACGAGGCTGTGCGCGCCGTCGATGCGCTCGCAACCGCGCAGTACGACGATGCGTGCAATCGCGCCAAGGCCCTCTCCACCCCGGTGGAGGGCTGACCGATGGCGACCTTCATCACCCTGACCAGCCGGACCAGCGGAACGAAGCTGCGCATCAACGCTGACCACCTGACCAGCTACTTTGTCGGCGCCGTCTCGGGCACTGACTTGGTGTTCGAGGGCGGCCATGACTTCGCCGTCACCGAGACCCCCGAGCAGATCGATGCGCTGCTGGGGGTGACGGAGAGCGCGGCGGTTGCCATGCCGAAGATGGTCGCCGCGCTGGAGATGGCCCGCGAATACCTGTCGGACTGGACCGGCGGCAAGCCCTGCCTGGACGCCATTGACGCCGCCCTCCGCGCCGCCCGTGGGGAGTGAAGCCCATGCGCCTCCCCACCATCGAACCCCGCGACGATACCGCCGGCTTTCTGGCTGTCCGCGCCGCCGTCTCTCTCGTCTGCGCCGTCATCCTTTGGGGCGGCCTTCTCCTCTACAGCCTGTGAGGTGAGCCATGAACATGATCAGCCCGATCCGTCAGCCTGAAATGCCCGCCATTGAGGTATTCGAGCGCATGGCCGCCGCCGCTCAGCGGATGGGCGACGCCATCGGCATCGACGGGTACTTCCGCCTCGCCTACGAGGTGCACAAGAACGGCGCGGTCGATGCGTCTATCCACCACTGGTACAAGCCCGACCACTACGCCTTTCCGAAGTGCGTCACGACCTGCGCTGACGGCAGCTACCAGAACGGCACGCTCGCCAATGCCTTGGACGAGCTTGACCGGTACGTCGCCGAAAAGACGGCCGGCGCCGCCCCCGCCTACTCCGTCGCCGCCGAATAGGAGCGCATCGCCATGTCGAACCGCAGCCGCCTGCGCCGCCAAGAGCGACGCGCCACCATCACCCGGAAGCAAGCGGGCCTGAGTGCCCGCGACGCCCTGGACATCGCCGATAACCTCGATCTTCCGGACGGCGCCGCCTATGCGTTCGCTGCCGAACTGGCCGGTCTGGAATACGGCGACTTCTTCGACCAACTCTCCGCGGAGTGAGCCATGGGCTGGCAGGAAGTCACGCAGGACCAGTTCGCCGGATCGCTGCGCTACCCGCTGTTCAACATGCACCGGCAGAAGGGCATGCCGTGCGACGCCAAGGAAGACGACACCTTCCCGGCCGGTCGCCGCACCGTCTGGACTGAGCGTCGTGAATGGATCGCCGTTACCGTCGAAACCGGCGGCGCCGTCCGATACTGGCTCTCCGACAAGATCGAGGCGGTAACCGTCGCGGAAGCTGACGAGCGCTTTGTCAGCGGCCTGCATGCCTCCGCCCGCCGCGTACTGGCTGAAAAGCATGAGCGCGAAATGGCCGCCGCCCGCGCCGCCGGCCTGACGCTCGATGCTTGGAAAGACCGTCAGAAGCTCAAGGCCATGCAGAAGCGCTTCGACCGTCACCGCCTTAGCCGTGAGCAGTTTGAGCGCGACATGCTGTCCGGCCGCGCCTTCGGTGGCACGGCAGAGACGCGGGCGCCGATCCAACACCTTTCGAACAAGGACGCCTGACCCATGACCGACACCAACGCTAACCTGCGCTTCTGGTCCGACCTGTCGCGCACCGATCCGAAGTTCACCAAGCCGTTCAAGCGGGCTGGCGGCTTCACTGGGACCGATATCAACCCGACGTGGCGCATCATGCGGATGACGGAGCGGTTCGGCCCGTGCGGCACTGGCTGGGGGACCACCAAACCGGAATACACCGCCCACCAGATCGGAGAAGCCACCGCCGTCTATTGCACGCTCGGGCTCTGGTACGTCGAGAACGGCGCCAAGTCTGAGCCGGTCTATGGCGTTGGTGGCGACATCGTGTCCAAGAAGCGCGATGACGGCAAGATCGCGGTGGACGACGAGGCGTACAAGAAAGCGTTCACGGACGCGCTTGGCAACGCCATGAAGGCTATCGGCGTGTCGGCCGACGTGTTCCTCAAGCAGTTCGATGACTCCAAATACCGGGAGACGGTTGCGGCGGAGTTTGAGGAAAAGCGCCGCGAGGCCGCCGGTCCCACCGATGGCGAGAAGGCCGCCGCCGGCACCATCAAGCTCGGCATCGACCAGTGCCAGACGACCGAGGAACTCACCGCCTTCTGGCGCGAGCATGTGAAGCACATCAACAGCCTGCCGGAAGCTCTCAAGCAAGACCTCATCAACCACGCAGGCGACCGCAAGCGGGCGCTGACGCCTTCGGTCGCGGCGGAGTGAGCCATGCTGTCCCGCACCACCGCCAAGCGCGCCAGCTCCGGCATCGACTACAGCGGCCTTGCCATACCAAAGGGAGGCCGCAAGGTCGGGCGGATCAAGCCGGGCCGCTACGAGAACGCCAAGCATGTGTCTTGGCTGCACGACTGGTCCTGTGTGCTGGCCGGACGCGGTGAATGCGACGGGCCGGTAGTGGTCCACCACCTTCTCAAGCCGTGGGTTGGTTTTCGCGGCACCGGCCGGCGCAGCGATGATCGGAACGGAATTCCGATGTGCGACGGCTGCCACCGCGCACTCCACGCCCGCGGCGACGAAGACGCCTTCTTCACCGAGACCACCGGGTTTCCAGAGTTCGGACGGCGGCAGGCGGAAGAGCTTTGGAAGGGAAGCGACTATTGGGAGGCCGTACCGTGAAGCAGGCGATGCTCTTCCGCCGGACCCTGCGGGGCTTTGAGCCTGTCAACGACATCGCCCGCGATGCCATGGGCAAGGTGAAGATCGGCGCGGACGTTCGGCTGGAGATCAAGCGTCCGCGCTCCATCGCATGGCACCGCAGATACTTCGCATTGGTTAATCTCGTTGCGGACAACAGCAGCTATACGACGGAGCAAGTCCACTATCTCATGAAGCTCCGTTGCGGTTGCTCAATACCTGTAAAAGAGCGTAACGGCACGATTACATGGATGCCTGACAGCATCTCTTTTGATAGAATGGACCGTGACGAATGGCAAGTCTACTGGTCCCGTGTCGTAGACTATGTATCCACCGAATTGCTGCCGGGCGTTACTGCCGAAGAGCTTGAGCGCGAGATACGCGACATAGCCGGCATAGCGCCCGCCGCCTGACCCCACGCGCATAGCGGATAGAGGACACCGACATGACCGACAAGACCACGATACCGGCCGGCTCCATCACCGTTGGAATGGTGACCGCCGGAGCCGAAGAGGTCGCCAACTACTACGACGACGGCAACGATCTGCGGCACCGTGAGGTTGCCCGCTTCGTCTTCCAGGCCATGCAGCGCGCCGCCCCGTCCGCAGCGCAGGCCGACGCCCTGGCCGACGAGCGCGAATTCAACGGCCAGCTGGTCGCCATGCTGAAAATGATGTTCGACGCGCCGACCATGGCCGACGGCTATGCGATCCTCGCTGACTTCGCGGCGCAGGTCTATCCGGGCCAGCCGGTGGCGCTCCAAGGTACGCAGGACAGCCTGACCGAGACGGCGCTTGCTCATGCGCGCCAGTTCCTCGACGGCATGGACCGCTTTCCCGACGCGCACCCGATCAGCTTGGGGCTGGAGGACGGCTCTGCGCCGATCAACCTCGACGGCATCGACCTCGACGCCACTTCACCGCTGACCCTTGGCGACCTGCGCGCCCTCTCCGCCGCCCGCGCTGCCCAGCCGGTGGGGGAGGTGGTGGAGGCTCTCCGCATCGCCTACGACCGCCTGGACACCATCGCTGCCGAGGATGGCCGCGTTGGGGTAATCGCTGATCTGGTGCGGGCCTACGACGCCGCCCTCCGCTCAGGGGAGGGCCGGTGATGGCTGAGACCGTCGAGATAGGCCCATGCGTCCTGATCCATGCGGACTGCAGGGCGGTCATGGAAGAGTTTGCGGGCGCCGACCTGCTGATGTCCGATCCGCCATATGGGATCGACAACAACACCGAAGGCCGTGGGCGCGGCGGACAGTCGCTGAAAGGGATCGTGACCAAGGGGCGCGGCTTCAAGAAGATCGAGGGCGACAAAGAGCCGTTTGATCCGTCGCCGTGGCTCGGGTTCCCGAAGGTCGTTCTGTGGGGCGGCAATCATTTCGCCTCGCGTCTTCCCGACAGTGCGGCGTGGATCATCTGGGACAAGCGCTGCGGCGTGACACCAGATGACAACGCCGATTGCGAACTGGCCTGGACCAACTTAAGCGGCGTCGCGCGCATCCACCGGCAGCTTTGGAAGGGCCTGATCCGGGCCGGCGAAGAGAATATCGCCAAGGCCGGCGGGAAGCTCCACCCGCACCAGAAGCCCGTCGCGCTCCATGAGTTCGTCATCCGTCGCGCCAAGCTGCAGCCGGGTTCGCTGATCGCCGATCCGTACATGGGCAGCGCCAGCATCGCCAAGGCAGCTATCCGCCTGGGCATGCGGTACGTCGGCTGCGAAAAGGACAGGGAGCATTTCGAGACCGCCGTCCGCTCGATCCAGGCCGAATGGGGGGCTTATGTAGCGTCGCCAAGCCTGTTTGCTACCGCGCCTGTCGCATCAGCGACGCTCAGCCTTTTTCAGGAGCCCGCCCGATGACCGCCACCCCCACCGCCGCGACGCCGACGCCGACGCCGGAAGAACTGGCGGTCAAGCTGACCGACGTGAACGAGATCGCCATGTTTTACGATCCGTCAGACGCGGTTGGCTTGGCTCTCGATGCGGCCACCATGATCCGCACCCAGGTGCGACAGATCGAGGCCCTGAGGGCGGAGATCGAGCGGCTGACCAAGGAGCGGGACAGCTTCGAAACCAAATACCTTTCGGAGGAGGGGCGAGCCGGTGATGCCGAGGGGGACGTGTTCGCCCTTCGCGAGGACTGTAGCGCCGCCTTAGCCCGCGCCACCACAGCAGAGGCAGCGCTTGCCGATCTGCCGCGCCTGATCGCCGTCGTCGGCAAGCTGACCGGCGCTCCGATGGACGACCCATCAGGCTACGGGCTTGATGACTGCGTGGCGATGTTGGAGGAGCATGAGGCCGCAGTCGCTGGCATCGGCTGGCAGATCGGGCTGACCGGTGAGACGGAGCGCGCGGATCGCGCTGAGAGCAGAGCGGCCGATTATCACAGGGCTTTGGACGCCTCGCTGGAGCGCGAGCGAGTGATGCGGGAGGCGCTGACCGGGCTTGCCGATGTGGTGCAGCGCGACTGCGGCGTGGAGCCGTGCGCCGCGTCCATGGCGCCGGCTGAGCGGTATCTCGGACTGGCCCGCGCCGCCCTGTCGGCGAAGGAGGCGACCGATGAGCGCTGACCTGTTGGAGCGCGCCCGCTCCGCCGGGCGCTGGAAAGCCTACGTCACCGACGGCCGGCCGGGAAAGCGTCGTGGGGAGGATATCCCGCGCGCCCTATCGGTCTACGGCGACTTTCAGTCGGAAGCGGAAGCGCTCACGGCGGCTCATGACGCCATCGCTGCCGGGTGGGTTTCCGAATACATGATCCATCGAGAGACCGCCAAGGCAAGCGCTGACTTCATCCTGCCGCCTGGGATCATCAACGAAATCGGCAGGCATCTGGAGGCCGCACAGGAGGAGGAGAGGGCGGATGGCAACTGAGTACCTATCGGAAGAGAGCGTTGCCGAGTTCTTCGATACCAGCCGTGGCACGGTCAGGCGCTGGGTGGAGCGCGGCGTCTTGCCGGCTCCCTCTCTGATCGGCGGGCTAAAGCGGTGGCATATTGACAGCTTGCGCTATGCCGCGCGCTCTGGACTTGATGAGGCGGCAGAGAAGCCGCGTCGCCGTTCTGCCGATCCTGACGAAATTGCAGCAAGGTTGCTCCGCGATGGGCCGCAAAACCGTAACGAGAACTCTCGCAGACGGAACGGTAAAAACCTACAGCTACGCCCGCAGTAAAGACGAGGCGCGGGCGCGTACGGTCGCGTCCGTCGCCAGGGAATACATCGCCAGTCCACAGTATAGGGGTTTAAAGCCAAACTCACAGAAGCTGTACGATAGATTTCTTAATAGCATTGTTGCCGAATACGGCGAAGTTGAGATTGTCAAGATAAAGCGGCGCCACGTACTAACCCACCGTGATGCCATGGCTGATACTCCAGCTATGGCGAACGAGGTCCACAAGGTGTGGACGGTACTTCTGAGTTTCGCGGTCGAGCGGGAATACATCCCATACCATCCCGCCCTACGGATCAAGAAACTGCCGATCAGCGAGCACGCGCGGTGGCCCGAAGGTCTGGTTGAGAAAGCGCTCACGCCCGGCGCGCTCCCGGAGCACCTTCGCCGGGCCGTCGTGATCGCTGTCTACACAGGTCAGCGCGAAGGCGATTGCATCCGCATGCTATGGTCTGACTATGACGGCTCTGTCATCAGCCTCGTTCAGCAGAAGACAGGCAAGCGCTTGGTCGTGCCATGTCACAGTGCCCTTCGTGCGGAGTTGGACGCATGGAAGGCCTCCGCCAATTCAACGCACATTCTGGTCAGACCGGACGGAACTCCGTGGCGACGGGCCGATCTGTTCTCCGCATCGTTCGGGCAATATGTCCGTCGCCGGAACAGCGACGGGGCATTGCTGCGGCCGGAGTTTGATGGTTTCGTATTCCATGGCTTGCGCAAAGTCGCCGCTGCCCGCCTTGCCGAGGCCGGATGCAGCATCCATGAAATCGCGGCCATCACGGGGCACTCTACCCTGTCCATGCTGGAGTTCTACACGCGAGAAAGCGACCAGCGGAAACGGGCGTCAGCGGCCATCACGAAGCTGGAAAATTGGCGCAATGGCAAATGA